TGCATCCCCGCCCAAGTGTGCTCCGCATCACGCGCTGGCGAGACGAGCGGAGCGAGGCAGACAGGCGCGTGTCGAACCCCGCCCCACCATTCCCCACTCACTTGTTTCACGTGAAACCACGGAGGATGATCATCCCCGTCCGCCATCACTTCGCGCCCCAAACCTGAATGTGTCCTACCGCACCCCGTCTTCCTACCCCATTGATCTTGACTCACCCTCACCGGGCGAGTACATTTATACCCGTCAGAAGGGAACACCACCTGAAAGGCCCGAACGATGAACCCGAACCCCCGCCCCGACGCCCTCCTCCTCACCCCGTCCGATCTGCTCTACGGCTTCCCCGTCCGGGTCTGGGTCATCCCGACGGCCGCCATGCCCGCCCTCACCGCCCGCCTCTACGCGGAGGCTCTGAAGGTCCTCACCGACCCCCACGGCCCCACCGCCCGCCTCTGGGCCGCCGAGACCGAGGAGGACGGCTACCGGGCCATCACCTCGGCCCTCACGCTCCCTCAGGTGGTCAGTCTCGTCTCGGAGCTGCCCGGCCGCACGATCGTGCGCATCACGGGTCTGGTCCCCTGTGACAAGGCCCGTCAGGAGGTCGTGAGGGCGCTGTACGCCCCGGACGAGGACTGAGCCCCACTAACAGCCCGGACGGTCCGTCCTCACGGCCAGGACGGAGCGGTTCGATTCCGCTCACGGGCGCGATGACAACTCAACAGTGCTAGAGCGCCGCGCAGGAGGATTCCTCCCTTCTGTCGACTCCGCCATCCGGCGGCCCGATCTCCCGAGTTTGAACCTCAAACTTGAAAGAGACGCAGAACACAGATTTAAACCTTGCGATTCCCCAGCGAGCGCGCTAGACTGGAGTCATCACAAAGGGATAGGAAGGAACGGGAACCCCACCCAGCCCGACCTATTACCCCGGGAAGATTGAGAATTACATATGAAGGCCGATGCAATAGACGGTTAAAAATTGGCCTTCGCGGCAGGCATGCCAGACGCGATCCGTGCCCATAGGGCCGTGCGGACGCCCGCAAATGCCCGACGACGTGTCACCCTAACGGATGACTTCCGCCGGGAGCGGGACGCCCAAAACGGTTCTGGGGCGTGAGATGAACGGATATAAGACGAAATATGCGGCCGGGTAAAAGGAAGCGCAGGGTTCAGAACCCCGCCAGCCGTCCGATCCGACGGTGAGACCATCCTGTCAAAAGGATACCCGGCGCCCATTATCATCCCCACCATTCACCCCCATCCGAAAGGAAGACCAAAATGAACCTCTACAGCACTGGCGCCCTCACTACCCGTAACGGTCACGCGGCGCTGTACGCCGCGCTCGGCCATCTGCGTCAGGAGCTGACCGGCATCGCCCCGGCGATCGCGCCGGGACTCACCATGACCTCCGACGGCGCCCTCACGGTGAATATGTACGCCGCCGCCGACGACGCCGGCGACTTCCTCTCCTACGATGAGGAGTACGCCTCTGTCGGCCGGGTTTACCAGGATGAGGACACGCACCGCGTGATGATCGCCCTGACGGGCTCGGGCGAGCACATCCCGCTCACGGACTCCGCCCAGGACGTGGTTTTCGCCGTGGCCTCCGCCATCGTCGGCGTCGTCGGCGGGGACGCGGGCGTGACCCAGAACCGTCGGTGTGTGATGAGCGGTCCGGACTACGGCGAGGAGACCATCGCCGTCACCCATGACCCGATCCCGGACACGATCGCCCGTCTGCGCGCCGCGCAGGTAGAGCGTCTGGCGACCGCGGCCGCCTCCTCTCTGTCGGCCTGCCACCCTGACGCCGCCGCACAGATGGGCACCGACGCGTGGCCCGAGGTCACGGTGTACGCTAGCGACGGGACCGCCGTCCTCGCCTCTGTCGACCTGACCGCCGGCCGCGACGGCGTTGTGCTCACCGGCCCGGACGGCCGGTCCTACACCCTGTACACCGGCGACCGTGAGGCGCTGGACTGGCGCGATGAGGAGGACGTGGTCCGTCCGATCTGCGACGCCGTCGCGGCCGCGCTGGACACTGACGCTGACAACTGAGCCTCACCCCTATTCCTACTATCAGCCCGGCCCCGCCGTCGTCACGACGGCGGGGCGGCCGTAGCGCGGTTCGATCCCGCGCCCGGGCCCCGATCTGTCCTCATCCCCAGTACACCCACCGATCCGAAAGGAAAACTACGATGTACTGTGACACGCCCGAAGTGATTGAGGCGCTTAAGAATGCGCCCCCGCCGCCCACTGGGTGGGCCGGATTCAGCCGTACCTGGCCACAGCCGGCCGCCGGCGCCTACGGTGTGACTAAGAGTCCCGACGGCTCTGTGATGGCCGTGTGGGTGCAAGGCTGGCGCGGCCGCGAGATGCACGCCCATGCGGAGTGGAACGCCGACGGCCGCTTCGAGCGGGGCGTCGTCGTTGAGTATGTTTTCCGAGACGGAAAGGATAGCGCGGGCGAGACCAGCTTCCGTGAGGAAGTGGCCTCCGAGTTCGAGTTGGCCGATTGGCTTATGGAGTACGGTTACTGAACCGGCCCACCAATCCAACCCTTAACCCCGCGTAAGCGGGGATGCGCTTGAAAGATCGGCGCTCCGCAACAATGCGGCCCCATGAAGAGAGAGAACCCGAATGAACCTCAAAGACGCCGCCCCGCCGGCGGCCGCACTCGTTTTCGCCGGTGCCCTCGGTACCGGCATCATCACCCTGATCGCGAGCGGGGAGCCCGCGCCCGCACCGGCCCCAGAGGCCGTCGTCACGACGACGCAGGAACCGGAGCACATGGCGCCCCGGTGTTTTGAGTCCTCAGCGGCAGGCGCTGAGGACTGCGTCTGGGTGCCCGTTGCCGCCTGCCTCACCGATGAGACGGGAGACGACGCGATCCCTGATGGTTTCGAGGGTTGCTTCTGGGACGCCGAGTCCCGCGGCAACCGTGAGGGCGCTTCCTACGTTTACTGGCGCCTTAACCGGGGCTGACTTCCAGCTCCGCCCCGGGAGAGAGGATCGCCGCGGCTCACTGCCGCCCCGGGGCACGAAGTCCGGAACCCTCCGGATTTTTGAAGAGAGAGAGAAACAACCATGACCATCCGCTACATCAACCTCACCCCGCACGCGCTTCAGGTCAAGAGCCTGGACGGCGGGTTCATCACCATCCTGCCCGACGCCGAAGGGCCCGCTAGGGTCATCTACGATCACCTGCCGCCGGAGCAGGTCACTATCGGCGGCAGCGAAGTCGCCGTGGCCGTCGCCGGTCCCGTCCGGGAGATCGTGGGGCTGCCCGACCCCCAGCCCGATATCGTCTTCATTGTCGCCAAGGCCGTTGCGGATGCGGCGCCCGCCCATCGCGGCGATCTGATGAGTCCGGGCCGTCTTCTGCGCGCAGAAGACGGCACCGTGGTCGGCTGCGACGGGCTCACCCGCCGCGCCTGAAAACCCAGCCAAGGCGGGACGAAGTTCTAATACACGCCCACCCAACCCATTGGCCCCGGGGCGCGAAGCGCATCATCCGACGCGCGCACATGAGAAGAGAGGACAACGTTATGAACCCCACTGTTGCGAACATCGTCGAGCAGGCCCGTATGGGTTACCTGGCACTTCGCACCGGGGACTACCGGGACTTGCGAAGGGCCGTCGACCATCTGACGGCGTTCCCTTCGATCCCCTTCGGGATCATGGCGCGGCTCGCCGTGCATGACCTGGCGCCCCGGGAGGCCAACGCCGCACTCGTCGCCGTGCGCGTGCACGGGGATGACGTCTTTGGGCCGGCTGAGGACGCCGTCCGGCGGGAGCTCGAAGACGTCCTCACCGAGATCACCATCGGGCACTGAGCCAGAGAGAGGAACACATAATGAGTGCGAAGACTGGATTCGAGGCGTGGCGGGAGCGCAATCTCTCGCTCCCGTTCCCCGATGAGTTCCATATCATGCGAGACGGGAGCCTGAAGGTGGTCTGGGAGGACATCCGGAGCGGATGGTATTCGCTGCGCGTCTCATTCACGTGGGACGCCGATGGGAATCCCGTGAACGGCCAGATGGACGAGGAAGCCATAGGGCAGCCCGACTACTACAGTCGGAATCTGACGCTCCTCAATGAGGACGCGCTCACACAGACGCTCGCCCACTACGCCTGACAGGGGAAGAGAGCATGAACAACAGCACCACTGTCGACCCGTCCCGCTGGGACGAAGTCGGCCCGCTCCTGGACGGCGGGATTCTGCGCCCGTACGAGGAGCTCCGACGAATGTCCCACTACGCCCTGCCCGGGTTCTATGCGGACGGGGGCATCCTGGCCTTCCAGCCGGGCTGGGGCGGCCAGGATGGCGAGGACGCCGTCCACTGGTACGGGTCCCACTGGCCCACGGTCGGCCAGGTGCGGGAGAAGATCGCCTCACTGCTGATCTCGTCCTGGCTCGTCCAGGACCGGGGCGACGCGGGAGGATTTTTCCTCGGCGACGAGCCGGGTTCTCTTGAGACGCCGTGGGGCGTGATCCCTGCCCATGTCGTGTTCGCCCGGCGTAAGGGCAACGACATGCCGTGGGAGAACCTCGCCGCCGTCCTGGACGACGTCGATGCGGCCCTTGGGGCCGGGGCCCCGGAACGCGGGGGCTATGTCGACTGGCGGCTGCGCAACGCCGTTCCGTCCGGGAGCGTGAAGACGAAGTTCTCCCGGAATCCCGATGGCGCCCTTGTCGTCGCATTCCACATTAAGGGGGACGAGGACGATATCCCCGTGTTCCTGTGGAACAAGGACGGGTCGCCGCGCAGCGGCGAGGTCCAGGAGTACGAGCGGGGCGCCTACATCTACGATGTCTACCCGCTCCTGAACGAAGCAGACCTCGAAGGCTTCCTGGCCCATGTCGCCGACTGACAAATCGAGCCGGGGCGGGACGAGATTTTGATACTCGCCCGCCCCGGCCCACCGCCCCTGTCGAAGGCCGCGTAGCGGGTTCGAGCCCCGCCGGGAGCACGACATAAACGGAGAGAGAGAGAGGAGAACAATGACTGAAGAGCAACTCTGGACTGAGATCTTCGCCCGCATTCCCCGGCCCTTCAAGGACCACATCGGACTGTGCGAGAACGCCGTGCTCCTGCGCCGGGGACGAGTGGCGACGCTCCTGGCCGATGTCAAGCAGGAGCGAGGCGGCATTCTCCTGAGCCGGTCTCCGTTCCGGCCGATCCGTCTTAGCGAGGGCACAACGGAGAGGGCCGCCCACTTGATCACCGACGCCGCCTTCGAGGCGGTCCGGGAGTCCCTAGTGTTGCCCGCGGTGCCGCCGTTGGTCCTGGACTTGGGGCGGGAGTACATCGAGTGGGGGCCGACGGGGGAGATGATGGCCTCCCTCGAAGGCTTCAAGGACGTCGATGACCTGAAGCGGTACCTGTACCGGATCATCGGCTTCAGACACAGGGTCGCCCTCGCCGATGCCCTGCGGGAAACTCTCAAGGGGAAGTCCGTGACCGTCATCTGGGGAGCCGAGGAGATACTCGTCAAGTGCCGGAACCGCACCGTGGCGATCTGCGATGGTGAACCCGCGGCCATGATCATCCTGCGCGGCGGGAAGTACGGGGCGGGACGCGCTGTCATCAGTGCGGACTACGGCGTCCTCCCCGACCGGGACGTCATCACCCCGGCGGTGTCGTTCCTCCGCTTCTCGGACTGAAGCACAACCACAACAACCAACCGAGAAGAGAGAACAATGAACGGGAACAAGACCCGCACCGGCCTCGTCGAGAAAATCATCGAGGCCCTGGACGCGGAGACGAGCCCCGAGTGGAACCCGGCCCCGTCGTGGGCCGACCACGTGCTCACGTGGGAGGGACTGCGCAGGCTCGCGAACGACCTCCTGGGCAGGAAGCCCTATGACGGACGCAACCCGCTGGCAGAACCCGTGACCCGGGACTTCCTGGAATCCGTCCTGAACGACGGGGGCTATGTCGTCCTGCCCCAGAACTGGACCGACGACGGGAACAGCCACTACGGGCCCCTGTGCCCCCGGTGCGAAGCGCGGCGCAAGTACGAGGCGCGCAAGGTGGGGAAGGTCCCCGACCCGTCCTGGACGGGAGCCGTCTGTGCCGACTGCTGCCGCACCGTCGACGGCGCCACGCAGGAGGTGACCATCTATGTGTGGTGACCCGATTCGTGAACTCACCGTGGAGGCGATCATGATCTCTGCGTCCATCATCCAGGACCAGCGGAACGAGGAGCACGTCGAACCCTGGATGCACTACGTGGTGCAGCCGAAGAGAGTCTTCGACGCTATCGGGGGCGGACCGACTCACCCGGGAATGTGGAAGTCCGTCAAGCGCGCCCTGGGTATGGATGGTTATGTCGTGCTCAGTATGCTCAGGACTCCGGGACGCTATGGGCCGCTGTGCGACGGCTGCCGACGGGACAAGATGGATGCCTCGTGGCATCCGTTGCTGCGCATGCGACACGCGGGGCGGGCGAGCGAATTGACTGGACCCGTCAACTGCACGGTGTGCGGGAGGCGAACGTCGGGGCTGTTCCGCATGTACGGGCACGATGAGGGCGTTGATATCTTCGAGTGGTAGCGCCGTTCGAAAACAGCCGGGAACGGGATTGGGAACGGTGTCGCGCTTAAGGGTTGGGCAAAGTCGAAAACCCTGCCGTACTGCGGACGTGAATCTCCGGGGGTTCGACTCCCCCGTCCGGCACGGGTTCCAAGCATCCGCTTGAGAACCGGAGGAAAGAGAGAAGAGGAGAGAGGCCTTGAGAACACTCAAGCAGATCATCGCCGACATCACTAGGGACGCCCCGTCGGCACGGGTCATGGGCGGGGAGCACTCCTACGCCCGCATCGAGATCCCAGGCAGCGGGGGAGCGCACGCGACCCTGTACCTGGGCGGCCCTGACGAGAACGGCACCGCTGCGACGTACCACGACGCCGACGACAAGGGCCGCAAGGTCACCTTCCAGCGCGGCAGCGCGCGGGAGGAGGAGGTGATCAAGGTCCTGGCCAACTTCCTGGTCTTGCACGAGGTGATCCGGGACCGGCGAGAGCGGGCGGAGAAGAAGGAGGGGGCATGATCCACAAGGCGTTGGAGCGGCAGAACTGTCCCGCCCTGCGGGCGGGCGTCGACGCGAACGGGGGAGAAGAAGTCGTCTGGGAGTGCCCCTGGGGCGGGGACCACGTGCTGGGGCGTGTCGAAGACGGCTACCTCAAGACCGCCGACGGGCAATGGCAGATCCCGCTGGACCAGCCCGACGTCGTGGCCCGCCACCTCACAGGAGACGCTTTGGGCAACCTTGTCGAGCACATCCCCGGGTACGGGCTCCCGATCGAACTCAACGAGGACGGGGACCTCATCCTGTGGGGCCCGTCGCGCGCCCCCATGGCCATCGCCGGACCCCAGTGGACCTGCTCCGGAGACCTGACCGCCCACCTGCGACGGCTGCTTTCAGGGTTTTGGAGGCGCTCCCTGTGGGCCAGCATCAGCATGGACCTGAGGATGCTCCTCCCCCAGGAGGATCTCGACGGGGTTCGCTACGAGGAGGGGGAGAGGCGGACGATCATCTACCTCCTGGGGGAGCGGGAGGCCTTCAACGTCACCCTGCGGGACAACTACTACGGGTACACGCTGGAGGTCCTCATCTTCGAGTCGGGCGCGCAGGACCAGTACCGGATCAACTACGGTACTGATGACGCCCGCCGGGCCCGGGACGCCATTGTCGACCGCCTGAAGTGGCGGATCGGCGGAAGATTCAACATGCCCGCGTCCTGAGCGGGCGGGAAGAGAGGAGAAAGAGAGCATGACAGAGATCGAGGAGATCATCTGGGGGACCTTCGACGAGCGCACGAGGATCTGGATGCAGGTCCTGGCGAACATCCCGACGGAGGCGGTCGTGCGCATGCTGCGCCTGGACCTGAACACGGGCGTCGTCACCCTGCACGGCGTCGGCGGGGACAAGGTGCTCGGCGTCATCAGCACGGACGACGACACCGGCGTGGGCAGGTCGTTCTTCGTCACACTGAAGGGCGAGCCCATGGACCCCATCCCCTACGAGTCGGGATACGCCCGCAACATCGCCCTGGCCGTGTACCACTCGGCCCTGCACGTGCTCGTCGGGGACCTGCCGCTGGTCTGGGACGACTACGATGGCCTGACCTGGATCACGGACAACCTGGACGAGAGCTTGGACGTGAATACCACGGACCTGCGCGAGTACCGGGACGAGGTCCGCCAGTTCGCGGCATGGTGCTGGGTCGGCGACTTCGCCACGGACCTGGACAACGACATCCCCCTCCAGGTGACCAAGGAGAGCACTCCGCACACGATCCGGTACCTCACCGGCGGGCACGGGAGCGTCGAGATCGCCGTCGCACCCGACGACGACGGCCTGATCGACGTCAACCTCCTGGACCCTCAGGGCCGGGGGCTGTGCTTCCACCTGGCCTACGGGACCCCCGACGTCCAGGAGGCCCACGACCGGGCCGTCCTGTTCCTGAACAACGTGATCGAGAAGAACGAGAGGAAGGAGATCCGCAGTGAGAACTGAGATGAGCGAGGAGATGGCCGGCTTCTGGGCGGAAGTCCGAGAGTGTCTGCCCGGACTCCTCGAGAAGAGGGGGTTTGTGTCGGCCGCCCCGATGGGGGACCCCGACGAGTTGGAGATCTTCTCCATGTGGCGGGGCGGAAAGGAGGAGCACATCGGCACCCTGTGTTGCAGCGCGGAGGGGCTCTTCAACCTCTTCGTCGACACCCCCGGCACCGACACCGAGAGGGTCTTCAGGGACGTCAGCCCTACCAGGGTCGTCGTCACCATCGAGACGGAGGTCGCCGACCAGGTCAGGAAGTACCTGCCCGGCGCCGAACGAGGAGCCTGGGCCGCCTGCTACCCGTTCACCTGGAACGGGGTCTTCGTCGCATCCTTCGAGGACGGCGACGACAAGGGGGCGAACCTCACCGAGTTCGTCGCTTACGCCCGGCGGGAGGCCGACAGGGCCCTGTTCCGTGAGGCGATGCTGACCGTGGTCGGCCTCCTGATGCGCGAGGACGTCACCTTCACGACGACGTCGCTCCCGCTCTACGGGCTGGGCGCTATCACGCTGGCGGACAGGACCGTCAGGCTCGACACCGACGACGGCTGCACCGCGGTCACCGTGGCCGACATGGAGGGCGAGCACAAGGGGTCCGTCAAGATTACCATGGGGCCCAACGGGGTGTCGTACCCGTACCTCACCATGGAGGAACTCATCCGCGAAGCCACGGGGAGGAACCGATGAGCGAGAACGACGGCTTCGGGGCTGTGTGGTTGTACATCAAGGCGCTCCTGCCCCCGGGCCTTGACGGGGCGCTGGAGCCCGGCGGGAGGGAGAACGGGATCATTCCCACGAACTTCCACGGGCTCGACTTCGAGATCTTCGACGAGCCCTTCGGTCTGGTCGTTGAACAGGCCAGCGGTGACGAGCGCAACTTCCGAGACGACGATTTCGAGGACTGGATCGTCGACAAGGTGTTGCGCGCCTGGCTGGGGGAGACCGACTTCTACAGGCACCTCATCGTCGACGCCGGACGGGTCTTCTGGTTCAACCCCAACGAAAACTCCGAGCGGGCTACGCTCCTGGTCGATGTGAACCAGGAGGGGTGCTGGCGCTCGACGCAGGCCCGGCTCGACAGCGCCACCCGGCGTATCGCCTACGAGAAGGCGCGACGGTGGGTGAGCAGTACGCTCAACTTCCTGGCGGTGCGAAGCCGGCGGTGCGTCGTCACGTCGATGGAGAAGCGCAGCGAGGAGTGCACTGAGTATAGGATCTGGGACAAGGAGTACTGTCACCCGATCAAGATCGTCACTGTCTACGCCTTCGGGCGCATCGACATGCGGCCAGTTCTCTACGAGGAGCCCGACGCCTTCGAGTTCTGCCCCGGCGGCCGGCCCACGGGGCTGTCCAGCCAGAGCGAGGACGCCATCAAGGCCCTGCTCAGCCGCATCTTCAACGGGATCGAGAAGTGAAGAACGACGACGTCGTAGCCGCCCTCGGGGCCTACATGTTCCTGGCCATGCGCGAGGCCGGGGAGTGGTTCGTGAAGGTCGAGTACCGGCGCAACGCGATCGTGTACCTTCACGCCGCCTCCAGCGAGGTGAGCATCTTCGCCGACGGCGATGTCGTCACCATCAAGAGCGACGACCCCCGCACGCCGGAGGAACTGGGCGGCCTGCGCCCCGACGACATCGAGTTCGATGTTCGCCCCGACGACCTGGGACGAGTGAGCCCTGGTGATTTGGAGGCCTTGAGAATGACCGCCAAGCGGGTGCGGTACCGCCGCAACCCGTGAGGAAAAAGAAAGAGAGGAACACATGACCGACATGCAAGAGGCCTGGAGCAGGATGCAGTACTCCCTGCCCCCGGCCCTGACTACCCAGGAGTCCCTGTGGCTCCGCCCCAACGGGATCGTCCACCTCGACGACTACGCCCGGTACCGGGTGCTCGACACTGGGGACGGCTACCGGGTCGAGGACATCGGAGGCCGAGGGTTCGGCCTGCCCCTGACGGAGGAGTACCGGAAGACGATCGCCGACCACATCATCGCCGACGCCTTCAGCCTCCTCAAGGAGCAGTCCGGGCTCAGCCCCGAGCAGGCCGCCAAGACCCTGGCCCGCGGGCCCCTGGACGGGGACCACCTGCTGTGCTGGTTCGGCCCCGGCCCGGACGCCTCCTGGGGGCGGGTGCTCACCGACCTCGACGAGGCCCTGTCCCTCGACCAGGCCAGCAAGGAGGTGCGGCAGGGGTTGTCGGCCCTCGCCGTCGAGCACGCCTTCGCTGACCTGCACGCGATGCTCAAGACCTGGGTCAGGGCGCGATCGCGCAACGACCCGTGGCTCAGCAGCATGGACCTGCACAGCCGGTCCGAGGCCACCCTCGAACTCATCGAGGACGGCACCGGTCTCACGAGGTTCTTGGTTTACCTGACCGCCAACTCCGACGGCAGCGCGAGGGCCCGGTTCGTCGACGGCGGGGAGACGAACTACATGCACTTCCGCGCCGGGACCGGCGACGGCGGCCTGGGCGAGGGCTACGACGACCTCGTCAAGACCATCCGCGCCGCCCTGGACCGGCTCTGAGCGGATGTGGGAAGAAAGGAGATCTGATATGCCCAACCACACTCCACCGAGGCGCTGGGACTATAAGGGACAGGCGCAGAAGTGGCTCTCAGACTTCGTCACGGACGTCGCCGACTACCGGTCGTATACGATCGGCGACCTGGATGACCTGTACGACGAGCTCATCACCAAGGTCCGACGGGGCTGGAAGACGGGGCTCGTCCTCAGGAAGCCCTTCCGCCGCGACCCCGACGCTCTGCTCGCTTTCATCGAGGCGTTCCGGGTGAAGAAGGAGCAGGACTGATGGCGCGCATCGTCAACCTGACGGGGCGGCCGCTCCGCATCATCGACCCCGACGACCGGGAGACCATCCTTATGGTGCTCCAGTCCGACGGGCCCTCACCCACCGTGAGGCACCGGGACGAGGGCATGACCTCGGTGAACTCCACCATTCCCGGATGGAGGGGCATCACGCGCATCCCCGTGTCGTGCAAGGGAAGGGCCGCGCACGCCTTCCTGCCCCCGTACCGGGAGGACACGTTCCTGGTCGTGTCGCGCATGGTGCAGCAGACCACGGAGGACCTGTTCCCCGAACGCGACGACATCCTCACCCCCGGCCGCAACATCCGGCGGAACGGGGTCCACTACGGCTGCCTGGGGCTGACCGCCTCCGGAGCCACAGCGAGGCGGCTGCTGCGCAAGTAGCGAGCAGTCGCGCCCCCGCCGTAATAAGGTTATTGCGCTTTATTGCGGGGGAATAAAGGGAGGTTCGAGTCCTCCCCGGGGGCCGGGGCCCGCAACAGCGGGCACGCACGAACAAGAAGAAGGAGAGATCACCATGAAGACGAAGACGACGGACGACTGGGACGAACTGGCCGAGGCTCTCGATCGGGCGCTGCCCTACGGCGTCGAGGTCGCCTTCCCCGGCAAGGACGACGACGAGGACTACGACCTGCGGCTCATCCCTGGCGACGACGGGTTCGCACGCCTCGTCATCGACCTGGGAGACGAGGATGTGGCCTGGAGTGAGGAGACCATCCACCTCCAGTGGGGTCGCGACGAGGACGAGCACGACCCCGACCTTCAGTGGTGGGCGTCGGACTGGTCCCGCTCCGGTGTCGGGTGGACCGTCAGCGAGCAGGGGACGGACGAGGCCATGAGCGAACTGGCCGGGGACGTCATCGGCACCGCACTCGACATGATCCACCACCTGGCCGGGGGCGAGCGCGACGAGGGGCAGATTCTCTACAATGAGGAGGGGCATGTCGAGGTCGACGACGACCTGAGGATGGTGCTCGCCGACGCCTACGACAAGGGCGCCATGGACGTGAGGTCGTTCATCCGCGAGACCATCGCGGGCAACATCGACCTCCAGCCCGAGGAGGGTTTCGCCGATGTGCGACAGGACCCGTCGTCGGACTGGATCTTCGTCAATGAGCGCAGCGGGCGAGCGCTGAGCCTCGACGTCGACCTGCGCTACCCCGCCGACGGCGGTTCGCGGTGCATGATCACCTGCCTGTCCTCCAAGAACAGCGACACGGTTTTCGTCAAGCGGGCGGCGGAGGCGATGATGAGTCCCGAGGACTTCTCGGAGATGCACGCCGCCATCAGCTGGCTGATCGACGAGGACGCCGAGAAGGAGGAGGAGTGACCCCGCGGACGAACCTGGACAGCCTGGCCCGGGTGCTGGCCAAGCACGCGGGCGTGTCGCTGGACGACGTCGAGCGCCTGGTGCACGCCCGCGGGGTCCGCACCCGGGACGGGGCCTACATGCTGGCCCTGTTCGGCAACCCGGTTCAGGGCCTCGTTGTCAAGCACCGGCAGATCCGCATTACCAGGCGGGTGTCGAGGTGCTCGCAGAGGGCGGCCCGGGAGTTGTTGGTCGAGGCCGATGAGAGGCTGCGTGAGTACAACCGCTCGGTGCGGATCAGCTGCGAGCGGGGCCTGGGGATCGCGGCGCTGAACGAGAACGAGATAGTACTCGCCGACGGCGGGGTGTACCGCTATGATGAAACCTGGAAGATCTTCCGCCTGGTAGAACCGGGAGGAGACGAGGAAGAGAGGAACAACAATGGCGACTGACATCGAGAACCTGGTGGTGAGGGTCACCAACATGCACCTGGACGGACTGCCCGACTACCACTTCGGTCACCCCGACGCGGGCGAAGAGGACTTCGATTACTGGCAGGCGGTGGATGACCTCGCCCATCACCCCCGCTTCAACGACATCGTCGAGGACCTCCCCTTCGAGGTCCGTGTCGACTGCGAGGGGGCCCTGCTGTGAGCCGCGCAGAGGAGAGGATCAAGCCGTACCTGCCCCGGGCGCTGCGCAGCGCCGTCAGCTTCGACGATGGGCGGATCACCAGCGACTGGGACGACAGGACTGCCATCCGCTACGAGGATGACGGTTCCTACATCGACATCGGGATCTGCGGGAGCGAGCAGTGTCTCTCCGATGTCGACGCCGCCATGTACATCACCGAGTGGGCCTTCACCGACGACATCCTGCCCTACCTGGCCGGTGCGCTCGGCGGCATCTACAGGTTCAACACCCGCAAGGGGACGGTGCGCCTCAAGGGCTCCGGTCTGGGGCCCTTCCTGGACCTGCGGGCGCACGACTACTACAACGACGCCGTGGAGGCCGGAGTCAAGACCCTGGCGGACCAGACGGTGCGCCTGGCCGTCGCTGACGCGACGACGCGGCTGGGGCCGCACATCATCGAACGCGTGGGCGACGGCAGCACAATCATCACGACGACGCAGGGGACTGTGTGCCTGCCCGGCAAGAGCACGAACCGGAGAGGGGACGGCTCCGTGCAGGCCGTCGTCGACACCGCCCGATGGAGCGGCTCCGTTCGCCTCGAACCCGGGGGCGTCCTGCCTGCCTACGTCATCTGGGACCTGAGCAACCATAACAACTGAAAGGAACCAACATGCTCAACACGAAGATCCTGCGCAACGACCAGGAGGTCACCGTCGCCAAGCTGCGCGGCGTCGTCAAGACCGTCACCCGGACCTCGGAGATCGAGGGCCTGGAGTGGTCGGTGTTCGCCGACCGCCTCGTCGCCCAGCGCGACGCCATGAACTCCCTCGGCGGAGACCAGCAGGCCGTCAGCATCATCGACGACGCCCCCGACGGCCAGAACTGGTCCGTTGTGTTCACCCCGAAGGGGGGCGCGGGGCGATGAACTTCGAGTACTTCAACGAGCCCGGACGGCCTTATACCGACGACCGCATCGAACTGTGGTGCGGAAACCTGAAGAGCGCCAAGCGAGTGCACTGGGAGTACCTGGACGACATGCTCAACCGACTGGTCGACATGGCCAACGCCTGGGATGGCCAGGCCGAACGAGACAAGTGGATGTCGTGGATCCACTCCGTGGTTCTGGCGGCCACGGCCCAGCGCGCCCTGATCCACCGGCCGGAGGGCTTCTCCCGCCTCGACGACGCCCCCGACGGAACCCAGTGGATGCTGCGAGTCAATCCCTACGAGGCGCAGGCCGGAACCGACGTGGCGAAGAAGGAGGACGACGATGAGCGCTGAGGACAAGAGGACGAACGAGCTGGCCCTGTCCATGTTGGGTCTGCGCGTGGCCATGATCCGCAAGGGGTACCGTCCGCTGCCCACCGATGAGAGCAAGGGCCCTGAGGGCCTGTGCATGATCGTGTGGGTCATGGGCGGCCAGGAGTGGACGGCGGCCATCACCGCCTGGGACGTGCTCACCCTGATGCGACGCACCGGGAGGGCGGGGGAGCTGATCGAGGTCAATCTCGATGTCGCCCGCCTCGACAGGCCGGATCTGATCGTGGATCGGATCCTGCCCTCGCTCCTGTTCATCGACGTCCCCGTCAAGTAACAGAGCGAAAGAAAGGAAGAGAGATGACCAACTACATCGAAGACCGGATCAAGGCGCTCCTGCCCGACGACTTCCCGCCCGTGCGGGTGTCGGCCTGCGATACGGAGGACGACAAGTGGGATGACGAGGGCGGCGCGGACGTGTGCGTGCGCGTGGAGCACCCCTGGCTGTGGTACGTGCTGGGCAACATCCGGGGCCCGTACTACTATCTGCGCGACCACGGGGCGGTCGTCCTTGAAGTGGCCTTCTACATGAGCGAGCCCAGCATGCTCACCGACGGTGACCACATGGGCTACCAGCGCTACGAGAACGTCATCTACTACCGGGGCGACAGCGTCGACAGCATCATCCAGGACGTGGCCGCCGACGTCGAGGACCTGGCCCGCAACACGCTCAAGAAGCTGGAGCGGGAGAGGCACGGCGATGAGGCTTCGTGACTACCAGGCGGCGGCGGTCGAACAGATCGCCGCCGCCGGGGGCACGGGCCTGCTGGCGACCTGCCTCGGGTCCGGCAAGACGGTGATGGCCCTCACTAGCGCTAAGCGAAGCTTGAAGCACGACGCCAAGGAGCCGAAGGACGCCCGCGTCCTCATCGTCGCGCCCCTGCACACCATCGACGGCTGGCGACGGCATGTTCGTGAAGTGTGGGGTATGGAGCTGCGCGAGTGCGCCGCCACCGGCAAGGACCGCAAAGCCAATCTGGAAGCCCTGTGGAACAGACAGGAGCACGGGGTCTTCTTCATCGGCTGGTCCCTCATGACCGCCCGCAACAAGCACAAGAAGAAGGACAACCGGACCGGGAAGATGGTCTCCGCGCCCGACACGCACGCCTTCGGCGGCGCCCTGTTCGACGTCGTCATCGCCGACGAGGTCCACCGGGCCTGCAACCACAAGTCGCTCAACTCCAAGGTCCTGTGCCGGATCCGGGCGAAGCGGCGACTGGCTCTGTCGGCCACGCCGGCCGGCAACCTGCCCGTCAACATCTTCGGCGCCCTGAAGTTCCTGTGGCCCGTGCGCTACACCTCATTCACCCGCTTCGCCGACTTCTTCTTCAAGTCGCAGTACAACCCGTTCTCCGACACCGGGTACGGGAAGCTCTACGGCGAGGAGAAGTGGCCCGGAAGAGTTCGGGCCACAACCCCATGCTGGGTGTCGGTGACCAGGCAGCAGGCCCTGCCCGAACTGCCCGACGTCGACATTCGCCGGGTCGCCGCAACCATGACCCGCGACCAGACGCGCATCTACAAGCAGTGGCGGGACAAGGCCATCGCCTGGCTCGACGACCACCCCGTGGCCGTCAACCTCCCGGTTGTTCTCGACACCCGCCTCCAGCAGGCCACCCTCGCCCAGCCGATCGTCATGGACCTCACCACGCAAACCGGCGGACTGAAGGAAATCGTCACGTTCGACAAGGACTCCCGGAGCGGCAAGATCGACGCCCTGCTCGACATCCTCCAAGACATCGGGGACGAGCGGGTCATCGTCTTCACCCACTCCCGCAAGTTCCTCAAGCCCTTGCGGTGGCGCCTGGAGAAGGCGGGCTACCGGGTGGAGCAGGTGTCGGGGGACGACCACGAGGGCTGGCGAAAGTTCCGTGATGACAAGAAGGTGCAGATCCTCCTGGCCGTCGTGTCCGCCATCGCTGAGGGCGTCGACGGGCTCCAGACCGACTGCAACACGGAGATCTGGATGTCCAGGGACTCCTCCCTGGTCATCAACGAACAGGCCCAGGGGCGGCTCCACCGTTCCGGGCAGACGCGGGGTGTCGTGCGCTACCTGGTGCAGTGCCCCGGGACCATCGACGACACCGTCGTCGGAAGACTTGCCGAAAGGCACCGCGCCCTGACGGAATCAGGGCTCATCTGAACCGAAAGGAAGGGAGAAACACGTGAACGATGACGAACTGTCCGAACTGATCGAGAGGCGGGCCGGGCTCATCGAGTCCCGCTCCGCCGTCAACCGGGCCCTCGTCGGCATCAACCAGACGATCGCCACCGAGATGACCAGGAGGGGACTCGACCGCTACGACGGAGCCGTGCTCACCCGCCGGTCGCACTTCCGCCCCTTCGTCGCCGCCGCCCTGCTCGACGAGAGGCTCGTGTCGACGGACGAACGGATGGGCGTGTACAAGGAGGTCATCGACCCCGAGGCCCTCAAGGAGCGGTTCCCCGACATCTACGCGCAGGCGTGCGAGCCCGGCGAGCCCTACCTCGTGCAGCGCGTGCGGGAGGGGGGCGAGGATGTGGGGTTCTGAGGCCACGGGCCGGGCCCTGGAGATTGTCGGAGCCCCGACGGACCGAGACCGGCAGCGCCACGTGGGACCCTCCGAGCTCGGCGACGTGTGCGAGCGGTGCCTGGCCGACAAGATCCGGGGTACCTACGAGGACAAGAGGGCGGGGACACCGCTCGCCCCGCTGTTGGGCACCGCCTTCCACCTGCTCGCCCAGCAGCGCTTGTCGGACTCCCCGGAGGGGCGGGCGGGGCTGGTCCTCGTGGAGAAGCGGGTCGACGTCGCCCAGGTGGACGGCTACGGGCCGATCAGGGGCACTGTCGACCTGTTCGACATCGAGCGCAGGGAGGTCATCGACTGGAAGGTCCTGTCGAAGGCCCGCATGGCGGGGGTCTCCTCCGTGGTGCACAACCGCCTGGACGGGTCGGTCCTGATGGACCGGGACAAGGTCATCTGGGAGACGGCTTGGAAGTACTACGCGCAGATGATGCTCTACGGTTACGCCCTGGAGAGGGACGGCTACGAGGTGGAGCAGGCGAGCCTGCTCATGATCCCGCGTGACGCATCCACGGACGTTCTGCCGGGCGCGGCCCGGACGCTGGTGTTCCAGTACCGTCGAGCCGTCGCCGAGGCCGTCCTGGGCCGTTTCAGCGAGCTCGTGGCCCGGGTTCGTAACGAAAAGGAGCGGGCGGGGGTGTCGAGCGAGGGATACGAGTCCTCGCCCGGATGCTACCGCTGCAAGCGACTGAAGAAGGAGGAGGCCGGCATGGCCGCATGGGGAGGTATGCCGTGATCGGCATGATCGAAGAGGCTCTGAGGAGAGCGGGGTGGGCGCTCGACAGGCCCCGCAACAACCTGGGCCGTTACCGGGTGATCTACACCAAGGACGGGCGTCAGTTGGCGCTGGTCGCGGGGAACAACGGCACCGTCGCCATTTTCGAGTGGAGCGAGTCGATGGGCTGGACACGTGCCCGCACGGGCACCCACGACGAGGTCCTCAAGTGGGTCGCCAGGGAGGCGCGATGAAGGGGTCATCCATCCGCACCAGGAGCATCGACCGAGTGCTGAAGCGAGCCGAGCGCATGCCCGGCCTCGTGGTCGACGACCAGGGGGAGGTCAGAACGGTCGACGGCGCCTCGTCCCGGATGTGGGTCATCACCAATGAGCTCAACAGCGACACCGAGCCCCTCGTCCTGACGTTCACCCGCCCCGCCGTCATGCACAGGAGCGACCGCATCGAGTACACCCTGTCCAGCCGGGGCGAGGTCGTCGACCTGCGCACCGGCGAGGACCTGGAGCGCCTGCTGGCCCTGTGGCGCCTGCGCGGTGTCGAGGGCGCGGAGCTCGTCGACACCCTGCTCCTGCCGGGTTGGGAGCAGCTGGCGCTGTTCCCGCTCGATGAGGGCGACGGGGAGGCGGCCTGATGTCGACATCGGCTTTTGATAAGATGCTCGCCGCAGCCGGTTTCACGGCGGAGGACCCGCAGGAGCTCAAGGATATCTCGGTACTCATGTACGGAGGGGCAGGGAGCGGAAAGACGAGTTTTTCGGCCACCGCATCCAGGGTCCCCGAAATGTCCCCCGTCCTTTACCTCGATTTCGAAAGGGGCACGCTTCCCCTGAGGGAATGGGGCGAGCTGGACAAGATCACCATCATCCACCTGGACTCCTGGGCCGACACCCACCGGTTCATCGCCCAGGTCGTCCGGCCCACGATGAACAGTAGGTCCTTCCCCTACCGCACCGTCGTCTTCGACACCATCGACAAGCTCCAGGAGCTCATCGTGGGCGAGTCCCGTACGGCCAATCCCGGCAACAACTACAAGCCGTGGACCGACGCCTACGACAACGTCATGACGCTGATCAACGCCTTCATGCGATGCGATGGCGTCAACCTCCTGGCCCTCACCCACGTCGCCCGGGTCACCAACTCGGTGACCGGGGAGACCGAGATCGGACCGGCTTTCCGGGGCCAGCAGTCCGACAAGCACATGCCCTCCAACTTCGACTTCGTCGCCTACATGAGGTCGGGCAGGTTGGAGAGCGGGCAGTTCGCCGTCCGAGCGGACTTCGCCCTGCCGGGGGCCATCACCAAGCGCCGGGTCAAGGACTTCCCCGACTTCTTGGAGAACCCCACCATGGGCCGGGTCTGGATGCTCGCCCACAATGCCGACAGCAACAACACCAACACCGACAAGGAGAACGCATGACCGCCAACGACCCCTTCGCCGCCTTCCCCGCTACCGCCGCCGGTACGTCCGGCGCGGACCTCACCGCCCTGGACGGCCTCGACCTGTCCCAGGTGGAGGTCGCGGAGGAGTTCTCGTTCCGCGCCCCCGAGCCCGGTTTCCACAACGCCGTCGTCACCAGGACGGAGTGCCGGCTGTCGTCCAAGGGCTTGCCGATGGTCGTCCTCACGTACGCCATCGACGACACCAACGACCCCGACCACGGTGTCGTCGTGCTGGGGTACACGGTCCTCTACTTCAAGCGCACGGAGCAGGGGCGGACCACGCGGGTCCTCAACCCCGGTTTCCGGCGGATGCTGGAGGCTGTGGACCTGTGGCGCGAGGACCCGCGTGAGCGGGTGCCCATGCTCAACGCGGCTGGGCTGAAGACGACCGTCGACCGCCTGTTCGCGCTGATGCTGCGCCGCAAGTGCACGATCAAGACGTCTGTGGCCCCGCCGCGTCAGCGCGTGGACCGTGAGACGGGGCAGCCGATGTTCAACCCCGACGGCTCTCCGCTGATGGGCAGCCCGCGGGGGCAGGTCGACGAGGTGGAGTTCGAGCCGGTCGACAGCTCGACCACTCCGTTCTGATCCCACGATGACCGGCCGGGGCCCTGCGCTCAGCAAGACCCCGGCCGGGTCAACAAGGAAAGAGGAGAAGCCATGCTTTTGTTCTACTACGAGAAGAATGAGTTGCGGGCGTTCGTCGACGACGATGGCGCCTGGTTCGTCGCCGCGGACGTGGCCCGGGCGCTGGGGTACAGGGACTCGCCCAACATGCTGCGCAGGTTCGACGAGAACGAGATCCGCTGGTTCAAGGTGCCCGGGCGCCGGGGGGTGCACGACGCCAGGGCGGTGTCGGCCCGGGCGCTGATCGGCCTGGCGTTCCGGTCCCGGTCCGAGCGGTCCGAGGGCTTCTACCGTTGGCTGCTGGACGAGGTCCTGGATGTCGAGCTGCGCAAGGACGCCCGGGAGCGCGCGAGGGCGGAGGGGTACTAACAAAGGTAGCACCCCTGGGGAGAGCGGGGCTGGTACCCACATTGTGGGTACGAGGACGACAAGAAGTACCTGGACGTGGAGACCGGGGGCGGGCGGCAGAGGGGCGCCGTCATCTCCGACATCGGCCTCATCGTCTTCGCCGCACGATCACCCAAGCCCTTCAGCCGCAAGCTCTTGCAGTGGGTCCTGGACGAGCTCACGTCGTACTAGAAGAGGAGCAGCTCATGACCCTTGACGAACTGATCGAGAAGCTGACGCGGATGCGCGACACGGAGGGCGGCGACACCCGCGTCCTCGTCGACGGCTACGAGTACGGGTATGACAACATCGCCCACATCGACGCCCTCGACGTCTACGACCGGCGCGCCGAAGGTGACGTGGAAGATTGGTGGGTGGGGCGCTACGACGACGACCTCGTCGTTGTGGGCCTCAAGAACCCCACCCCGCTCCGCGCACTGATCCTGCGCCGGTGACCCGAAGGGCCCCGGCGCCGCTAGACTGATGGCGCCGGGGCCGCGTCGTCCCCGCGCAAGAGAGGAAGAGAGACACATGGCCTTCTTCGAGGAGGTGCTGCCCGACACCCCCGGCTGGGTGCCCATCATCACCAAGGACCCCTTCGGGCGCCTCACCGTCTTCAAGTGGTTCTCCTGGCCCGACGAGAAGGCCGCCATGGGACGCTACGTCGAGGCTCATGGCGCAGGCGACGTCTACTTCAAGCCCATGACGTTCACCCAGCCGCCCTCCCTGACCGACCCCCGCCACGCCACCAAGGCCAACGTGCTGCGCTGCGACGTCGTCTACTGCGACGGCGACGACATGGATCCCTCCAAGCTCGCCATCCTGCCCACCACGTTCGTGCGCACCAGCCCCGGTCACTGGCACGGCTACTGGCGGTTCCTCGACGCTGAGAACCTGTCGAACAACGACCTGGAGGACCTGTCGCACGGGCTGTACAACGCCCATGCCGCCGACGGCATGGACCGCGGCTGGCCCCTGGCCAAAATGCTGCGCGTCCCCTGGTCCTATAACACGAAGCCAGAATACGGCGCGCCGTTCCGCGTCACCCAGTACTCCGAGGAGACCGTCAGGAGAAGAGGAGCGGGCGGTGTCGACCTGGTCGAGATCCCCCGTGAGGGCGAGGCCGTCACCGTCGCCGAGTTCGCCGCCCACTACCCCCCGGCCGAACCACTGTCCCAGGAGGACCTCGACTCCAAGGTCCCCCAGGAGCAGGACCCCAACGAGATCTACCGCCTGCTCGCCCTCGTCAACAACTCCGTCGCCAACGACCTGTTCATGATCCGCCCCGAGATCGGCGACGACTGGTCCGCCCGCATGTACCACCTTCAGTGCATACTCATGGAGGCCGGGTTCGACGCCCGCTCCTGCTACCTCGTCCTGCACGAGGCCGCCTGCAACAAGTACAGGCGCGACAACCGCCCCGACATCGACCTGTGGGTGCAGGTGCAGCGCGACGCCGCCCGCTGGAGGCAGTACCACGACGGCGAAGACTTCATCATGGACGACGACGCCGACATCCTGCGCGTCCTCGGCCTGACCCCCCTGGAGGGCGTCAACCAATTCGGCGACGAATCCTCGCCCGAAGCGCTCGTCGACCGCCTGCCCTCCGTGCTCGACGCCGACGCCAACGGCCTGTACTGGACGCGCGTACAGTTCCTCCACCCCGAGGAGCAGCCCATCAACGACACGTTCATCGACGCCTTCACCTCCTGGGTCGGCCACAAGTCCCCGCAGGCCCCCTGGGAGTTCTCCGTGGCGGGCGGCCTGGCCATGCTCTCCGCCCTCCTGTCGCGCTACGCCAAGCTCCCGCTCACCTTCACCGACATGGGCCTCAACCTCTACTGGCTGGTCCTGGGGCGAACCACGCAGTCGCGTAAATCGACGGCCTTGCGCCTGGCCCGCGGCGTCCTGAACGACGTCGCCGAAGAGTGCGGTGTCGACAGCAGCGGTTACGAGGCCCCCGAGGACGCCACCGCCGAAGCCCTCCAGGAATGGCTGGGCGACCTGCCCCGCCTGTCCACGCTGCTCAGCGTCGACGAAGTCCAGGACACCTTCGCCGCCGCCTCGCGCAAAGGGTCCTACATGGCCGGGTTCATCCCCATGCTCACCAAGATCTACGACGGGCGCGTGCCCGCCATCCTGCGCAAAACCGGGGGCCTGGCCCGCAAGGGCGGTGTCGACCACCAGATGTCGTTCTACGGCACCGGCATTTTCGACCTCACCGCCCGTTACCTGACCATGGAGCGCATCATCTCCGGCTTCGTACCCCGGTGCCTGGTCGTCGTCGACTCCCGCGAGGGCTTTGAACCCGGGGCGAACGACGTCGCGTGGCGCACGGGTGAACGGGCCCGTGTCGACCAGGTGCGCGACATGCTCATCCACCACCTGACTTCCGTGGTCAAGCACTGGGACAAGGGGTTCCAGGCCGCCGTGCCCGTCTCGGGCCCCTTCGACGACCTGCGCGTGCCCCTCAAGTGCAATGAGGACGCCCTGGAGCGCTGGAAGCGCTTCGCCTACGACGTCACGTTCCTGGCCGCCAACCACCCGCTCAACGCGGTGGCTTTGTTCCCCACCTGCGAGCGGCTGTCGTTCTCCGCCCTGCGGGTGGCGGCTCTACTGGCCATGACGGAGATGAAGGACACCATCGAGCTGCGCCACGTCGTCAAGGCGATCGACCTGGCCGGAACGTGGGCCCGGTGCGCTGAGGCCCTGGTCAACCAGGTCGACTCCAACGGGTTCTCCCGCATGGTGTCCGACGTCGAGCAGTGGGTCGCCTCCCAGCCCGGCCACCATGTGTCGTACGCCGCCCTGGTCACCAAGTTCCAGAACAAGTTCGACGGACCCGAGCAGATCACCCGGATCCTCATGCACTGCCAGAAGAAAGGAACCCTGCGAGACGTCCTGCCCAACCCCGAACGCCCGGGCGACCGCGAAGTCATCTACACGGCCCGGGCCACCACCAACGCATAGCCATCAACCGAGAAGAGAGAACTATGACCATTCGAACCACCTACTCACCGCACCCTCTCCTGGGGGCGCTGCTCGCCCACACGTTCGGCGACTGGCGCCTGGCGAGCCTCGACCCTGTCGGCTGGACCGTCAAGAACGGCGCCGTATTCAACATCGAGTGCCTTTACTGCAAGCGGCGCAGCCAGGGGTCTGCCGAGGGCCTGCTCAGGGGAGCCCGCTGCGGGTGCCCCGGGAGCGTGCGTCGCAGTGTCATCGCCAACGGTGACGAGGACGCCGCCGCCACCCTGCGCAGGCGTGTGTACGGGCGCGTGCGCGACTGGAAGCTCCAGGGCGGCCATGCCTGGAACTCCAACAACGACGCCGTCGACTGGGTCCTGAAGAACATGAACCTGCCACCGCTGGAGGAGTTCAGCCAGTGGCTCTTCAGTCGTCCCGACGCCAATAGGCAGTGGGCCCCCGACAATATCGAGCTGCTGCCCAAGACCCTGGTTCGCAAGAACTGCGGGCGTGCTCGTATCGCCGCCATGGAGAGGGCGATGGAGGAGCAGATCGCCAAGAGGATGAAGCAGGAGGCCGACGGTGAGTGACTTCTGGGCCGCCAAGCCCGTGTTCCTGGTGCCCGACCCCCGCGACCTGACGGAAGAGCAGATCGGGGTGCTGTGCGACATCAAGTCGGCTATCGGGCGTTCGATCGACCTGGCCGGGCCCGACTGGCCGCTGGACCCCCGGCGTCCGGCCATCGGCCTGTTCGGTGTCGAGGGCCCGTGGACGGCCCCCGCCGACGGCGGCTTCGACGAGATCTGGCCGCTCGTCCTCCAGGGCCGTTGGACAGTGACCGCCTCGGAGACGGGCGGGGCGCCGTGGATGACGCAGGACGTCCTGTGGATCGACATCGAGACCTACTCGCCCGTCGACCTGGCAAAAGCCGGAGTGTATAAGTATACGGAGCACCCGGATTGGCAGATCCTCATGTGCTCCTGGGCCCTCAATGACGGCGAGGTGCACCGAGCCGAAGGGCATGAGGCGATCCTGGCGATCCCCGGCCTGTTCGACAAGAAGGTCCTCAAGGTCGCCCACAACGCCTCCTTCGAGCGCGTCAACCTGTCGAGGCTCAAGAGTCGAGGACGGGGGAAGTTCCTGCCGCCCGAACAGTTCTTCGACACCGCCGCCCTGGCCCGCACGTGGGGGCTGCCCGCCTCCCTGAAGGACTTCGCCCTGTCCGTCGACGCCGAGGAGAAGGACGAGGCCGGAACCCGGCTCATCAACCTGTTCTCCAAGCCGAACCGTAAGGGCAAGCGGGTGACCGCGGGGGAGAAGCCCGACGACTGGGCGGCATTCGGCGCCTACTGCGACCAGGACGTGGAGACCATGCGTCAGGCCGCTCGGCTGCTCGGGCGCGGCTTCCCCCGCGGCGAGCGCGCCGTCTACGAGGTCGACCAGCGAATCAACGACCGGGGGGTTCGTGTCGACATCGAGCTGGCGAGAGCCGCTGAGCGCTGCTTCAAGGACAACCGCGCCGAGGCGCTGAAGGAGATCGAGAGGATCGCCGGTGTCGACAACGGCAACTCGGTGGCCCAGCTGAGAACGTGGTTGAAGAGCCGGGGCGTCGACACGGAGGACCTGCGCAAGGACACGGTGAAGGACCTGCTGGAGGACGAGATCCCCGACGACGTCCGCCGGGTGCTCGTGCTGCGCCAGGAGTGTGCGGTGTCGGCCGCGGCGAAGTTCACCGCCGCCATCCGGGCCACGAACGACGACGGCCGCCTGCGGGGCACGATGCAGTACTTCGGCGCGTCGACGGGCCGGTTCGCCGGTCGGCTCATCCAGTTCCAGAACCTTGCCCGCGACGGGTTCAAGGCCCCGGATGGCTCCTACGATACGCAGGCCGAGGAGCAGGCTGTGAATAGGCTGCTGGAGGGCGGCTCGGTTCCCTCCCCGGAGCTGAAGAAGCTGATCCGCCCGCTGCTCATGGGGCCGTTCGTCGTGTGCGACTACTCGTCTATCGAACCCCGCGTCCTGGCTTGGCTGTCGGGCGAGCAGTGGATGATCGACGCGTTCAACAACAATGAGGACATTTACGTCGCTACGGCTGCTAAACTTGGAGGACCTGAAAGGGGCTTCGATCGGCAGCATGGTAAGACCTGTGTACTGTCGTGCGGCTATGCCGGGGGCGTTGGCGCAATGCTCAAAATGGGCGGCCGGAATATCATGCCGAAAGGCACTCCGGAGGATATTCTGCGCAAGGAATTGCGGAAGATTGTTACTAATTGGCGCGACAAGTCCCCCGCCGTTCGGCGCTTCTGGTCGCAGCTGGAGCGCATCATCAACACCGGCGGGGCCGTCGACACCGGCCTGGTCAGCATCGAGGTCAAGGGGCAGGACCGCTACGTGTGGCTGCCCTCCAAGAGGCCCATCGTCTACCGGGGGCTCACCCGTCGCTGGAGGCAGCCCCTCGACGTCGACGGCACCCCCCTGGGCCCCGCCCGCCTCGTACCCCACGTCCTCAACACGGGGGGCGATAGGGCCCGGGTCCCCTACAAGCCCCTGCACGGGGGCATCATCACCGAGAACATCGTGCAGGCGGTAGCCCGCGACACCCTCGTTAACGCCTTACGGCGTCTGGAGGAGGCGGGCTGGCCCGTCGTCACCCACATCCACGATGAGGTCGTCTGCGAGATCCCCACCGACAAGCGAGACCTCAGCGAGGACGCGCTCGTCGCCGAAGTGTCCGAGATCATGTGCCGTCCGCCCTCCTGGGCCGACGACGATCTCGTGATCAAGGCCGCCGGTTACACCTGCCAGCGGTACCACAAGGAATGACAAGAAGGAGAGGAACCATGTCCGACGACATGATCAACCACCCGCCCCACTACACGCAGGGGTGGTCCAACGGCGCCCAGGTCGCCGACATCACCGACCACCTGGACTTCATGCTCGGCAACGTCGTCAAGTACGCGTGCCGGGCCGGACGTAAGAAGGGGGCGTCCACCACTGACGACCTGCTCAAGGCCCTGTGGTACCTCAAGCGCAAGATCCGAGCCACCGTGAACACGTCGTCCATGCCCCTCGTGGCCGACATCGACCTCGTCGTCGACGCGCACCTTGTGCTCCGCGACATCGGAGTGGACCTGGCGGACGTCAGCGCCCACAAGGACCTGCTGTTCGTCGAGGGGGACCTGCTGCACTACTCGATCCCGCATGAGGACGACGACGGCGACGTCCGTTGGTACGAGCCGCGCACCACGCCGTGGCCCTCACTCGCCCGCCTGAACCTGATGCGGGCCCAGTACGGCCTGTCCCTGCTCGACGACGCTCGTGTCGAGGCCGTCGACACCGTCCGCGCAGGTCGAGGCCGAGAACAACAAGAAGGAGAGCACCGATGAGTGACATCGACCCGGCTGTGGCCCGCGCCGTCGACGAGATCGACTACGTGGGCTGCAACACCGTCAACCCCTACAACTACCTGTCCGAGATCATGTTCCTCACCTCAGCCGCCTGGAGCAGCGGGGCCAAGCGCTTCACCCTGTCCGCCATCGCTGCCCGCGCCGCCCTGTGGGTCGCCTACCTCGACGAGAAGACCGACGGCACGTCCTTGCACGGCCTGCGCCGCCGACGGGGCCGGGCCCGCAGGATCCTGGAGAACGACGTCATCGCCGAGTACCAGCGCGCCTACGACAAGCACCACGGCCGCACCCCCTTCAACCCGGAGGTGACCGAGCAGGCGAAGTTCGTGATCCTGGCCGAGGAGGTCGGCGAGGTCGCCCGCGCCCTCACCCCCGACGCCAACACGCCCGTCGGCCACGCGGCCCCGCTGCGCGACGAGCTCATCCAGGTGGCCGCCATGGCCCTGGCCTGGTGCGCCCGCATCGTCGTCGACACCGAGAGGAGGAACAACCCGTGAGCCGCGGCGGCAAGGTTGCTATCCGCATCGAGATGCACCCCAATGGCGTGCACATCATCGACAACGTCGGCGGGCAGGCCCTGTGGGGCGGCGTCAACGAGTTCGACATCATCTGGTCCCCCGCCCCCTTCGACCCCCGGGCGGAGCCGGAGCGGGTCCGGCGCTCCCGGGCCTGTGGCCTGGCCGCCATGCTGCGGGCCCTGACCCGGGTGTGGTTCGACAAGGGCGACATCCCCGTCCTGGCGTGGCACCGGGGCAAGGAGGGTTGCGACGCGGCCCGGGCGAGCGTGTGCCGGGCTGTCGCCTCGCACGCCAAGGGCTCCGGGCGCTGGCGCAAGGCCGAGCCGAAGGACCTGCGCGGCGAGGACGCGGTGGTGATCGAGGCATGAGCGCCGGGGGATGGTTCGGTTACTGGCTCCTGACCCTGTCTATGCTCGTGTTCAGCGCCGGGTACATGTTCGCCGAGGACGGCCACGCGACGGGCTTCTCCAAGTGGTGGTTCAGGGTCATCGCCTGCATGTCGGCATTCCTCGTCGGGTTCGGTCTGCTTGCGGCGGTGAGGGGCTGGTGACCAAGATCTTCGCCTACGACCCGGGGGTGTCGACCGGGTGGGTTCTGGGGATTATCGACGGCGACGACGTTGAGATCGTCGAGTACGACCAGTTCATCTGCCTGGACCACACCAACACGGCGTTCAGCCTCAAGGGCGCCATCTGGTGCTACAAGCCGGACGTCGTCGTCGGCGAGCGCTTCGACCTGCGCCCGCACAACCAGTTCCTCGCAGACCTCACCCCGGTGAAGGTCAACGCGATCATGGACTACATCTACGACAAGCGCCCGATCGTCTATCAGACGCCGACGCAGGCCAAGACACTGGTTCGTGATGCCACGCTGAAGGCGCTCGGGTTCTGGCCGACGGGCCGCTCCGTGGACCAGCCGGACGCCGACGACGTGCGCGACGCCGCACGCCACCTCTACCACTACTGCGCCATGACGCTTCGCCTGAAGGGTTTGCTGGAGCGCATGTCGAGGTAGCTGACGGCAGGCCCGCCCTCTTCCTTCGGGGAGGGGGCGGGCTTTTTCGCGTTCAGTTGTTCTTGCGGCGCCGCTGCAAGCGCTCGACCTCGACACGCAGGTCGTGGACTTCGATGCGCAGGCGGTTGTTCTCCTCCTGGTACTGGGCGATGATCGTGTCCTTCGTGTTCAGGGCCGCCTGGAGGCTCTCCAAACCGAAGCGAGAGCGGGCCATCTCCGCCTCCCCGACACCCCGTTTGCGGTCGGCGTTGACCTTGACCCAGGAGCCCCAGGCGGCCAGGGCGGAGGTGATGAGGGCGATGACGGACCCCACCGTGGTGAGTAGGGGCGTCAAGCGATCACCCCCTGTCTGTGCCGTTACCGTTGCGATCGCGCAGTGCGGTGAGGATTATGGCGCGGTGTCGCAACCACCGCAGCCAGTTCATCCTAGCGGACAGGAGGAACACGACGGACAGGAGCAGGGCGGATCGGGCCCCGAAACCGTGGGCTGATATGACGAGGATCCAGGAAGCGGACGCGCACCCCAGGACGAGGGGCAGGATGACCATCTCCGCCTGCGAGCGCCCGGTCAGGCAGGCGAGCGCGCAGCCGCCGGCTGTCGCAGCCAGAACCATGTGGACGGCGAGGTTGTACCAGATGGCGGCGTCGGGCGTGTAGGGCATGAGCCCGGCCTCGCGGATCGAGAACAGCGACAGGGCCAGGTAACCGACGGCGCGCAGGCCCCGGTCGAGGGTGTTGGCCCAGGGCGGGTGCGGTATGTACATGAGGCTCACGCCTCCCAGCCCTTGATGGAGTAGTTGAGGCGGATGAGGTTGCCGGGTTTGGCGCCCTTGGCGATGTAGGGCACGCGGACGATCTGGCCCTCGTTGTTCTTGACCTTGTCCCAGCCGAATCCTGCGGAGCAGATGAGCCCGCCGAACGCGGCGCCGTCGCCGTTGGTGATGAGCGTGGTGGCAATACCGACGTACTTGCGGGCCAGGGGCATGTGGCCCGTGTACTTGTTGTCAATGGGTGCGGGCACCCGGATGATGGCCGTGCCGACCTCTTCGCGGAATCGGCTGGCCTCTCCGCGCCGCCCGGCGAGGATGGCGTTGGTGATGGGGGTGGCGGGGGTGGCGACCTCGGATCCGGCGACGAGCCAGGAGGTGATGTTGGATCCGTCGGCCTTCCAGTTGGCGCCGTCCCAGGCGATGATCTGCCCGTTGGAGGTCAGGTAGACGAGGATGGGGTCGGTGGCGGTGGGGGTGATCCCGGCGGCGATGAGAGTGTCGCGCAGGGCGTTGGCGGCGGCCGCGTTGTTGGCCTTATAGACGGACGACTGGCGCAGCTTGGTGATGACCCCCGACACCGAGGAGACGCCGAGGTTGAGCAGGGTGGGCCAGTCCGCGGCGGTGTCGTCCGCGGAGTACGTGTAGATTCCGTTGCGATCCGTTCCGGTCATGGGGTTTTTCCTTCCTCTTGTTTCAAGCGGGCAGGATCAGGATGGAGGTGAAAGCTGTCTCCCAGCGGGTGAAGGCACCGTTGTTCGCACCCTTGAAGGCCATCTTCGTCCAGATGTCGACATTGCCCGAAGTGGGCAGGCCGGTAGCCATACCAATGAAAACCGGACTATCAGACGCCCATCCGTCCGTGTTGTACAGGAAGCCGGAAGTGGCCCAGGCCCCGGAGTTCCTGCTGCGCAGAATCGAGAGTTCCCGCCACACAGGGCGCTGAGCGCCGGTCTCGTATTGGAACTGGGCGATGATCACGGCGCGCCCCGACGGGGGAGAGGGTATCTCCCAGGCCCAGGCGGCCGTCCCGTCAGAGGCGGAGTTCACCTTGGGGCTGAACCGCAGAACCTTGTATTGCGCCCCGAAGATGATCGACGATACGTCGGTGAGTTTGGCAGTGGGCCCCCCCAGAATGGTTCTCTTGTTCGGGTTGTACAGGGCCAGGCCATTCGTCAGGGAGGGGTGCAGCTGGGCGTACACCGTGTTCCCCCTCCACACCCGCACGCCGTCATTGGCGGTGAGTTCGACGCGATCGCCGGTCCCGTTCGTCGTGGTGGCGATGTTGGCCCCGAGAATGTTGGCACCAGCGATCAGGCCGCCTCGGATGGTGCCGCCCTCGATGAGCTTGCCGCGCAGTGTGTTGGCGTCGACGCGGTCCCCGGACAGGGTGCCGAACTTGATGTCGTCGGCGTTCAGGCTGCCGATGACCCCGCTCTCGGCGGTGATAGTCCCGGCGGCCAGCACGGCGGCGGTGAGGGACCTCGCGGCGATGCGGTCGGAGCCGATGAACCCAGAGGTGATCACCCCAGCGTCGAGGCCCTGCACGTGCGCGGTCCTGATGGCCCCGTTGGCGATCATCGACCCCTCGACCGGGTTCCTGGCCACGGCCCCGGAGGACTGCGCCTGCTTCCACACGCCCTCGACCATGCTGTTCGACATGGAGCCGGTGAGATCCGCGGCGGACACCCCCGCCTCGATGAAGTCCTCGACACCGGCCCGGAAGCGGTACATCCGGTAGTTGTCGTCCGTGTCGTACCACAGGTCGCCGTCGTTGCGCCCGTTGAGCGACGGCTTGTTGGCTTGGTAGAAGATCGTGTTCTTCCCGTCGGCGGACTTCTGGGCGCGCTCGGCGGCGAGCTTGGCGGCCGTGGCCATGTCCTCCACGGCCTGCGCCTTGTCCAGGGCCTCCTTCGCCTTCTTCTGCGCCTCGGCGGCCGCCTGGGCGGCGGCGGCCGCATCATCGCCCTTGACGGCCACCCAGGCGTTAGCCGTGCCGTCGAAGACGAAGAGCTTCGTCGTGCCGCCGGCGGTCGACACCCACAGGTTCCCGGGCTTGCGGTCTGCACCGGTGGGCTCCGTGTCGGAGATGATGACGTCCTTCGCGTTGGCGGAGAACTTCTTCAGATCCGTCTTGGCCTGCTCCAGGTCCGCCTTCGTCTGCTCGTACGAGGCGGACAACGTGTCGACACGCCCCTTCAGGGCCTTGGCGGCCTCCAGGTCCCCCTTGGCGGCGGCGGCCAGGTGCTTGTAGTCGACGGCACCCTCGCCCAGGGTGTCCGTGCCCCAGCGCTGCTGCACCCACTTGCCGTCGGCGTCGTCGTCGACACCCGGAGGGGACCAGCGCCACACCTCCTTGACGCGGTCCCTGTCGACACCGCCGCCGGGGGACAGTTCGCACACATACCAGGTGGCGTTCTGGTTGACGGGCACGTCGGGGTTCTCGACGCCCGGACCCGGCGACACGGGCGGGGCCTCGTGCCAGGAGACGGCGTCGTCGGCCATGGCATTTGCCGTCTGCGACAGAGCAGCCAGGTCCTCCATGCGGTTCTCCATGCCGTCGATGGATCCGATGGCCGCCCCGAAGCGCCCCATGACGCGCCTGGTCTCGGCGGCGGAGGACGTGCCGCGCTCCTCCAGGAGGCTGACCCGCCTCTCGACGGCGGCCCTCCACTCCTGGGCCTGGGGCGACAGGTTGGAGGCGGGGAAGATGGAGGCCGAATAGGCCATCACAGGACTCCTTCCGTCGACAGGTCCCGCAACGTGCGCCCCGCCAAAGGCAGATCCGACACCCGCGGGTACTTGCGATTGTAGTCGGCCAGCAGGGGGTGACTGGTGGCCTGGAGCGACACCCCCGTCTCGTCTGTGGTCGTGGACGAGATCCGCCACCAGTGGTTCTTGTAGTGGAACCTGGCGCCGACGAGCGCCCCGAGGGTCTGCCCGCCGGGGGGCGGGGCGCCCTTCCGTTGCAGCGTCAGCGTGGATCCGACCCGGGTGTCCGCCGCGGCCTGCGCCGCCGCCCAGCCCTTGCCGGGGGTGTCGATGGCGGGGTTGTCGATCGTGGCGACATCATCGGTCCCCTTGGCCCCGGTGGCCAGGCTGAGAGTCTCGATGTCGACACGGGCCCCGCCCTGGCCGAAGAGGTACAGGGCCGGGTGGTCCACCTTGCCGTCCGACTCGCAGATCCGGTAGGGGGCCAGGTGCTCGTAGACCATCCCGGACAGAACGACGGTGACCGAACGGCGGTCGTCGTTGAGCTTTACGGTGAGCCCGCCGCCCATGTCGTTCCACTGGGCGGGCATGATCGGCTTGTTGTCCTTGCCTACGACGACGTAGAGGCCCGAACCCATCGCCGCGGTGTCCGGGGACCCGTTCTTGAAGGGGATGCTGGTCGTCGGGCGGGGCTGGCTGATAGAGGAGATCTCGGCACCCAGGCGCAGGGTGGTGACGGTGCGCTCCCCGGAGCCGACGGACAGGACGGTGTCCCCTTCGTCGCCGTAGGTGGCGTCCGCCCCGGGGTAGCGGGAGGGCGGCACGGGGTAGACGCAGGAGCGTCCGCTCAGCGGGGTGCGGTGGTAGACGTTGACGCGAACCTCCTTGGACCGCTGCCCGTCCTCCAGGCCGACGGTGGACGACATGGTGCGGTCGACGAGGCGGATGACGCTCGCGGGGCGCGGGGCGATGCGGATGCGGCTGTCAGCCCAGGACAGGTCGAGGGCGTTGGCGCTCAAGAACAGGCGCAGCATGGACCACACGTTGTCGCGTCCGCCGGGCAGGTTGTAGCGGGCGTCCTTCAGGCGGGCGTCGACGTCAATGGGCGGTGTCGTGGAGATCCGCACGGCCAGGTAGCAGCGCTTGATGACGGTGGCCAGGTCGACGCGCACCTCGGGGTTGAGCGTGCCCACCTGGTTGAGGGCCGACAGGCCGGAGCCCCCGGTCAGGGACCAGGAGTCGTCGTCGATGCTGATGTCGGTGATCATCATGTCGGACCGGCCATGGTCGGTGGACTGGACGATCAGGGTCCTGCCAAGCAGCGGGGTCAGGTCGGCCGGTCTCATGGCCCCGGCGCCGGTGACGTTGACGGTGGCGGTGCCCGAGGGCGCTTCACTGCGGTCCAGCGACACGGCGTCCTCATCGTAGGACCAGCCGGTGACCCCCGTGGGGGCCCCGAAGAATCTCACTGCCATGGCCAGACCTCCCTCAGGGTGACGGTGGCGGAGAACAGCCCGTAGGCGGGGTTGACGCCGGTGACGGCCAGGGATCCGGGTTCGACGCGCATGGTGCCGAAGCCCTCCGGGGTGGCGTAGGGCCAGATGTCCGGGGCGGCGGCCCCGCGGGCGGAGAAGGCGGCCCGCACCCAGGTGAGGACCTGGTCGGGGGAGGACGGCGCGGTGACAGCGACCTCGACGATCTTGGGGGCGTCGTCGAGCCCGGGGATGCGGGTGATGGCGGCGGGCGAGACGTTGACGCCGCCGGTGACCTGGACGACACCGGCTGCGGTGAGGGCGCCGGAGGCGACGATGTGCATGTCGGCGCCCGGGGGGATGAGCACGTGCTCGCGGTACACGTGCGGTTTGCCGTCGGTGGCGGCGGTACCGGTGAACTCCAAGGCCTTGAGGGGGCCGTTGCTGACATCGACGACGCGGGCCAGGGCGACGCCGTTGTCGTCGTAGGCGAGCGGGGTGAGCGAGTCGGCGTGCAGGTGCGGCCTCCCCAGCAAGGGGGAGAGGATGTTGCCGCCGGAGTTCATGTCGTCCCGATAAAGGACCTCGTCCTCCCCCGCCCAGGTGAGCATGTCCTGGATGAGCAGCAGCTCGGGGCGGGTCAGGTTGGACCACGACAGCTCGATGGTGCGGGCCGCGTACCGGGATGCGGTGACGGCGGCCCCGCCTCCGATCAGCTGGTCGGCGGACCCCCAGGACACGAGCGTGTGCGAGGCGGGGGCGTCGGGCGCGGGGATCCAGGCGAAGCGCCTGCCCGTCCACAGAGCGGCGACACCGTGGTGCGAAGCCATCAGTATGTCCCCCTTCGCCCGCTTCGGGCGTTGACGTTGTTGACGGCGGCGCCGACCTGGCGGCCGTCGAGGTTGAGGACGGTCGACACGGCTCGGGCGAGCTGGTGGATCTGGTTGGGGTTGATGGTGATCGGCCCGTTGTTGGCGGGGGCCTGGTTGACCTTGACCTCGGGGCGGTACTGCCCGGCGCGGATGGCCTCCATCATGCCGGGCCCGTACTTGTCGACGCTGGTGCGGGGCATGACGTACTCGCCGGACTGCACGCCGATGACGCCCCCGGCCGAGGTGATGCCGAGCAGGTCGTCCGCGTCCCAGTTGCCGGTGCGCCTGCGGCCGCCGAGCATTCCGCCGCCCCCGGCCCGGCCGGGCACGCGACCGCCGTGGGCGTAGCGGAAGCCGCCCATCGCTCCCAGGGCCCCCAGAGCGGCCCCGGTGCGCACCGCCTGGACGTAGACGTTCACGTACCGGTCTTTGGTCAGGCGACTGAGCTCCTTACCGGCGCGCTCGGTGTCCGCGTTGGCGGTGACCGGGGCCGAGTAACCGGCGCCGCCGTTGGAGGCCATGCGGCTGATCCCGGCGCCGGTGCGGTCGGAGGTGCCGTTGTCGGACACGTCGACGTCGACGACGCGGGGCACAGCCTGGATAGTCCGGGTGAGGTTGTCGAAGGCCCCGGACAGGGTGGTCACCTCGCCCTGGTTGAAGCCCATCTGCGTGGCCTGGGCGATGAACTCCTGCTTCAGCTGAGCGGCGTAGGCGGTGAGCTGTTCGGTGGACGCCCCGGAGGCGGCGTAGGCGTTGATCATGTCGATCATGGTGGCCTGGAGGGCCTTGAGGGCGGCCCGGTTGTTGATGGCGGCCTCCGTGTACCCCTGGAGGGCGTACATGCCCTCCCGGGTCTTGGCGATCTCCTTGGTCTTCTCCGTGATCGACTTCTGGGTGTCGGAGATCTCCTTGGTGGTCTTGTCGATGTCGACCTGGATGTCGCGCACGCGGGACGTATCGCCGTACTTCCTGGCGATGGACTGGAAGTACTTCTGGTTCGCCAGGTCGTTCTGCTTCTCCGACAGGGTGTTGTTGAGGTCCCAGATGTCGTTGGTGAGGTCCTCGATGGACTTCTTGGCGTCCTCGATGGTCTTGCGCATCGTGTTGAGCTGCGCGTGGTACTTGTCCTGGGCGTCCTGGTTCTGCCAGAACCGGTTCAGGGCGTTGTTCATCGCCTTGTCGAGGCGCGACAGGAAGTCCTCGAAAATCTCCTCCGGGGTCTTCTCCTTGCGGCCCCGCGACGAGGAGGACCGGGGTGTGCGGTCGCGGTCCCCTCCGCCGCCACCGCTCCTGGGGCTGCGGCCGCCACCTCCGCCACCGCCCCCGCGCGAGGACGTCTCCTTGGGGGTGAACTGGTAACGCTGCTTGTTCCCCTGGAACATGGTTCCGGCCAGGCCGCGGATCGAGCCGCCGCCGGAGCGCCCGGTGAACCCCATCATCCCGATGGAGGGTCCCGCAATGATCTGCTTGGTGGTCAGGCCGCCCTTCGACCCGAGGCCCTTGGTGAGCCGACGCCCGCCGGTGTTCAGCCCGCCCCCGGGCCGCGAGGAGGTGCGGATGCCGACACCGGCGAGAATCTGCTGGATGAGAGCAGCGGCGTTGTTGGCGTTGGTGACCGCGTCCTGGAGCCCGGCGTTCAGGGCGGTCATGTCGACGGTGGGCCCGGAGATGGTCTGGTCGAGGGAGGAGACGACGTTCGACATCTGGGCCTCGATCCACGTGGTGTCTATGCCCTGGGCCTTGAGGTCGTCGATGGCGGACTGCACGTAGGAGGCGATGTACTCCTGCGCCTCGACGCCGCTCATGCCCATCTCCTCGGCCATGCGACCGGCGTACTGGGCGGTGGCCTTCAGGTAGTTCTGGAGGGCCTCCAGGTTGGCTCGTCCGGCCTCGGTGAACGTCTCGAAGGAGTTGCCGTTGTCGTACAGGCTCTGGTTGAGGTCGTCGAGGGCGGAGTACATGTTCGCCTCGGCGTTGGTGAACTGGAAGGCGGCGTCGACGATGGCGTCGAGGGACTGGAGGTACTCGTCCCACGCCTGCCCCGCAGTCTTGGCCTCCTCGGAGGCGTCGGCGGTGGCGTCGGCCAGGTTGCCCTGGGCGTCGGCGGCGTCCTGGGTGTCACCGGTGAGCCCCTGGGTGACGTCGCTAAGCGCCTGCTGCGACGACAGCGCCGTGGAAGCCGTATCGGCGATATCCCCTTGAGCGCCCTTCAGCTTCTGGAGTGCCTCGATCTGCGACTCGATCTGGGCCACCTGCGCCTCGGCATCGGAGTTCGTCCACCATCCCGGATTCCCCCCGATGAGTCGGCCGAAGGACCCGAGGGGCGAAGAGTCCTGCTTGAAGAACTTCTTCTCCAGTTCGGCCCCTTTGGCGGTGAGCTCGTCGATGAGCGTGTCGATGTACGAGTCGATCCCCGCCTTGCCCTCTTCAGCCTGGATTCGTGCCCACTCCTTCCAGTCGAAACCCGCGTCCTTAAGCCACTGGAAGTCGTAGTTGGTGAACTCCTTGAATGCGTCGGAGTTGGCCAGGGCGTCCTTGAACAGCGCCGCTGTGTGCTCGCCGATGGCCAGAGTGGAGTAGCCCATGGCGGCTGCCTGGTCCTTGGTGGCCTGGACGAGGTTCCCGGAGGCGTCGATCCAGTAGTACATGGCATCAGCGCCCTTGCGCGTGGCTTCTGCGGATCCGTCTACGGCAACCGTCATGCCGGTGTAGGCGTTGGTGTTTCCGGCAGCGGCATCCCGAGAGTCCTGAAGCAGGGCCTTGGTGAACTGGTCAGCCCCACCCAGAGCGGTCAACTGCGCCTGCTGCACCTCGCGGGCCTTATCCGCAGCCCGCTGCTCCGCGTTGGCCCACTCGTCGTAGAGCTGGATGGCGATGGGGATGACGGTGGCGGCGATGCCGATCCACCCCATGGGGCCGATGGAGGCGATTCCGCTCATGACGCCCTTGAGGCCGCCCATGGCCTTGGCGAGCAGGCCGGTCTGCGCGGCGCTGGAGGCGGCGGCCGTCCCGACGCTCACGAGGTCCTTCCCTGCCTCCCCGGCGGCCTCGCCCACCGCCTTGATGGCGTCGGCGTTCTTCCTCGCGGCCGCGCCCGCGGCGGCCAGGCCCCCGAGTGAGGTGGCGGCCCGGTCGGAGCGCTCCAGGGCGGCGCGCGTCTTCATCAGGCCGATGTTCTCGTACAGGGCCGTGTTGGCCTGCTTGATGAGCTTGTAGATGTTCAACCAGGTCATCCGCCCCGACAGACCCGCCTGCACCATGTTCGTCTTCATCGACACGTAGGAGGCGGCGACGTTGAGGACGAGGGCCTGGAGGACCTTGGAGATGGCGACGAGGGAGCCGAAGACGACCAGGCCGGAGGAGGCGGCCAGGAAGACGCGCCCGAAGGCGTTGTCGCCTATGTGCGCCAGGGCGTTCTGGATGACGATGAGGCCGTCGAGGATCTTCTTGACGACGCCGAGGAACGGGCCGCCGAGCGAGGCGCCCAGGTTGGCCAGCGAGTTCTTCCAGCGCGCGATGGTTTCGGTGAGGGTGGCGTTGAGGGTTTCCAGGCTGCTGTCGAGGAACTCGGTATTGCGGGCCGCCTCGGCGGAGTTGCGGAAGGACTCGTTGACCAGGTCGATGTTGAGGCTGAGGCGCTGGAGCAGCTGGATGTCGCGGGTGTTCTTGAACCCGAGGTTCTTGATGACGGTCCAGCGCTCGACGGAGTCGGTGACGTTGTTGAGGGAGGTGAGCAGGTTGTTGAAGAACGTGGAGGGGTCGGTGCGCCACAGGTTCTCCGCCTCCGCCGTGGTCATGCCGAGCACGGTGGCGAACTTGTCCATGCCCTCCCCGGCTTCGGCGACGGCGTCGTTGATGGACCCGAAGATGCGCTGGAGGGAGCCGCGCGCCCACTCCTGCTTGATGCCGAGGCTGGACAGGGCGGTGGCGTAGGCGAGGATGGCGTCCTGGCCGATCCCCGCTGAGGCGGCGGAGGCGGCGATCGAGTTGGCCATGGTGAGGATCTCGGACTCGGTGGCCACGGACTTGGCTCCGAGCTCGGCGACCTGCGAGGCGAAGTTCATGTACCGTTCGCCGCTGCGGTCGGCTTCGACACCGGCGTTGTCCACCATTTCGAAGAAGCGGCCGAAGGCCTCGGTGGCGCTGTCGATGTTGGTGCCGGTGATGGTGGTGAACCCGGCGACGGCGTGGGTGAAGTCCCCGAGCTTGTCGGCGCTGATGCCCATCTGGGCGCCCAGTGAGCCGATCTGCGACAGGTCCTCGTAGGTGGTGGAGATCTGCGTGGACAGGTCCTTGTAGGTGTTCGACAGGAGCCGCATCTCGGCGGACTGGGCGGACATCTGGGTGGTGCGGGCGACGTCGGCAAACGCGCGCTCCTGGCTTGCAGCAGCAGCGACGGAGGCGACGGACAGGGAGGTGAACCCGGCGGCGAGCAGCGTCAGGTAGTTGCGCAGGTCCTGGGCGGCGAAGCGGGTGGACTCCAGGGCGCCGATGTACCGGTTGTTGGCGTCGATGGCGGAGTTGATGTCAGCGATCTGGGTGGCCCGGAAGGCCTGCGACCGTCCGGAGATCTCGGCGGCGTCCCGTTCGGCTTCGGCCAGGCGCCTGGTCTCGTCGGCCTCGCGCTTTTTGATGTCGGCGATGTCCCGGCTGATCCCGGCGCTGATGGCCCGCTTCTCCTCGGCGGCGGCCGCCTTGCCGATGGCGTCGACGAGCTCCTTGTAGGCCTCGCTCTCCTCGCGCACGGCCCGGGTGACGTCCGACCCGGTGGCGGAAGGCGAGAGCTGGTCGAACTTGGCGACACGGGCCCTGTACTGGTACCGGTCGATGGCGGCCTGGCGCTCGCGGTCGGTGGCGGCGGTCCCCTGGGGCGCCTTGGCGGCGACCACCGCCTGGTTGGTCTTGGCCAGGGAGGACTGGAGCTCCCTGTTGGCTCGGGCGAAGTCGCGGGTCACGTTGGCCAGACGCGCGTACATGTCGATCTGCGACTTGACCTTGTCCAGCTGGGGGCTGCCGAGGTAGTCGGTGGTCCTGGTGGCCTTGGCCATGGCCTTGACGGCCTCGGAGATGTTCTTGGCGGTCTTGGAGAAGTCGACGCCGTCGAGCTCCTTGCGGACGGCGGTGAGTTCGCGGGTGACCCTGATGAGGCCCTTGTAGGCCTCGATCTGCTTCATCATGGTGCGGTACTCCGCACCCCCGCGCCCGGATACGGCGTTCTGGAGGACGGCGGCCTTGGCGCCCTGGGTGGCCCTGGCCATGGCGCGGGTGGCTTCGGCGATGCGCCCGGCGGCGACCGTGAACTCGTTGGCGCCCTTGGTGGCGCCGGAGGCGTCGACACTGATCTTGAAACCGAGGTCGTCGACACCAGCCATGGTTGCTCCTTAGATCAGTTCGTTCGCCTGCGAAACATTCTACAAGCCCCGCATCGCCTCCCACGGCGGGGGCAGGGGGTCCTGGCGTCCGATCGCCTCATACTTAAGGCCCACGGGGCGCACGATCTTGGTGACGCCGGGTTTGCGGCCGCCCTTCTTTCCTTCCTGGTTCTCCTCCTGCTCCAGGTGCTGGCAGGCGTAACAGACCATGTCCTCGGTTTCGAAGTCGATGCGCCCGTCGGTGGAGCGCCCGTACCAGGCGGGCACCCCGCAGCGCTGACACATGGACTGCTTGTAGAAGGCGTAGCCGAGCTCCAGGGCGATGTCGAGCGGAGTGCGGTAATCCTGGGGCAGATACTCGGGCACGAAACCGCCGGCGATCTCGTCCCACCGGGGCGCGGTGCGCCCGTAGGCGCCCCAGCCGCCCAGGTAGAGGGTGGGGGGCAGGTGGTTGTCGACGGCGGTGGAGATCGCCAGCAGGAACCGCTGGTTACTCGGCGTCGTCAGACACGGCCCAATGAAACGTGGGGTCGGCCATCACCTGCCGCATGGCGTCGAGGGCGGCCTGGGCCTCCAGGAAGGTTTCGGTGAGGCGGTCCCACTCTGTGGCGGGCAGGGTCTCGTGCAACTTCCTGGCGTCGTCGAGGCTGAGCCCCTTGCGCTTCTTGCCGCGGTACTCGACGGCGGTGACGGAGTGCGACAGGAAGTACTCGTTGAGCACGCCCTGCCTCTCCCGGCGGAACTCGTTGGCGGCCTCCTCGTTCTGGTTCCTGGGGGCCTTGACCTTGTTGACGACGACGTTGCGGATGACGTCCATCTCCTTGGATGCCAGGGCACGCAGGTGGAAGGTCATGGCGCGTTCGTCGAGGGCGGCGATGGCCTCCTTGAGCTCGCGCTCCAGGCGGACGGTGGGGGCCTCCTCGGCGATCGACATGACCTGCTCAACGCCGTCCTTGGCGTCGGCGCGGGCCTCCAGGAGGGCGCCGTTGAGCCGGAAGGTCTCGTCGGCGGCGGTGGCGTCGAGGTAGATCTTGACGGTCTTGGTGGCCTGGCGCACCCCGTCGAGGGCGGCTTCGAGGTCGAAGCCCTCGTCCTGTTCGCTCTTCTTCTCTTCGGCCATGGCAGTGGACCTTTCTTCCTGTTGAACACGAAACCCGGGCTCGTAAGAACCCGGGTTAAGTGTAGCCGTCAAACGATCACTCGGTGAGCTTCTCGTTGAGGATCATGGTGCCCTGCGGCAGGAAGGGCACGGTGAACTGGATGGGCGTGGTGGCGTCACTCGACACGTCCTGCGGGTTGTCGGGCATGACCAGGAAGATGGAGACCTCCTGGTCCTTGGCGGGCTCGGTGTCGACCGGGTAGCCGACGCGCTTGACGAGCCAGCCGCGCTTGTTGGCCCTGGCGCCACCCTTCTTGAACGCCTCGTAGGCCTTGGTGAACACCGAGGTGGCGGCGTCGGGGGCGGCCAGGTCCTGGCGGAAGAACGTCAGGTTGGCCTCGTAGGCGTCACGGGTCGGGGTCGACACGCCCGCGGTGTCGCAGATCGACGCCGTGGAGTCGGTCTCGGAGTCGGTGGCGTTGAGGGTGAAGCCGGTGACGATGGCGCACGAGAGGTTGATGACGGCGGGGTCCTTCAGGGTGGCGGCCTTGAGGACCTCAGTCGGGGTGGCGGCCTTCTCGATGGGCACCCACCAGACGGTGATGTTGCCGGGCATCATCTTGGTTCCGGCGCTAGCTGCCATGTGTGTTCTCCTCCTTGGAGTTGACAGGGTCGCCGGGATGGACCACCCGGCCGTTGACTATCCACCCGGTTCCCCCGCAGCACTCTCGTGGCGACAGGGGGGTGTCGGGTGGTACGGGCTCGAACAGAGAGGGCAGCGTCTGCGCGTAGCCTTCGTCCTTTTCCACGACGATCCCCTCAGGGGTTCGGTAGCGGGGCATCAGACGGCCTCGCTGATCATGGTCTGGAACGTCATGTAGCAAGCATATTTGAGCGGTTGGATGGTGGCGTCGGTGTCACCGTAGGAGTTGAGCTGTCCGGTTTCCCGGACCTGTCCGACGCCGGGGGCGCTCCAACCGACGAGCCTGTTGCGGACCTCCTCGCGCACGGAGTTGCGGACGGATGCGGTGCGGGCGGCGACGAGGACGGCGAAAGTGTGCATCATGGCCGAGTACCTCGGCGAGGCCATCGACACGGCCTTGGCCCGGGGGGTGAGGTCGCCGCCGAAGAAGACGGCGTAGACGCTCCGCCCCTCCGCTCCGCCGGGCACGGCGTCCTCGACGACCTCCAGACCGGGGATGCCTTTCAGGTGGGCCATGAGCGCCTGGTCGACTTCGTAGACGTTCACTTCAGGACCCCGTGGGTGAGTGCGATGCTGTCGAGGTCGTCCTCGGCCAGAGCGCGGGCCTTGGCCAGGGCCTGCATGGCGCGGAGCTTGCGGGTGCCCTCCTCCTGGAAGACGGTGTAGTTGGGGGTGTTGATGAAGCCGATGAACACGGTGACGCCGTTGTCGTCGTCGCGCTCCCAGCGCACTCCGACGGATTCGCGCATGGCGCCGGTGTGCACGCGGGCGTCCGTGCTCTTGTCGTGCTTGTAGGGCATTCCGGCGCCGGAGGTGTCGATGACGTACTTGATGGTCTCGACGCCCTGGGCGGCGGCCTGATCGACGGCCCGGCGGACCTCGGCCAGGGCCCGCTCCAGGGCGCGCTCCTCCAGGCCATGGAGGGCCCGGCGGATGTCCTTGACGCCGGTCTGCCGGATGGTGACGAGGTTGCCCTCGTTGGTGCTGCTCACCAGCCCTCACCCCGCAGGTCGTTGACGGACACGTCGCACAGGAGGGTGGGCTGCCACCAGTCGGAGTCGGTGACGGGGTTGCGGATGACCATGGCCATGCCCTCTAGGGCGGGGTCGGTGTCGTGCCTTTCGACACGGAGGCGCTGGTTGAAGTCGAGTCGGATCCTCTTCGTCCGGTCGCCCCACTGCTCGGCGGGGACGAGGAGGTTCTTGTCGATGTGCCACAGCTGGACGCGGTAGGCGTGGGTGGCGGTGTCCTCGTAGGACTGCCTCCGGTTGCGGGCGCGCCAGTCCTTGTTGGGGGTGATGGCGGCCCAACCGCGCCAGATGGGGCCGACCTTCTTCTTGACGACACCGGTCCCGGGCACCCAGGTGTCCTCCTCGCCCTCGCCGTTGCCGACTGCCGGGGGGTATATGGCGACGAGGCTGTTGCACAGCAGCGACAGGAAGTCGTAGGCGGCGGAGTCGAAGCGGGGGTCCTTAAAAGCGAGTGAGCTCAGTGCCATGCGAAATCCTGGGGCTGTGGGGTCCATTCGGCGATGTCGAAGCCGATGTCGCGCTTGTCGTCGGAGTCGGCCTCGTCCATGAGTCGCTTGGACTGGGCCCGCAGCTCGGCGCCGAGCTTGGCCCCGTCGGTGGATTTGTCGTCGGTGGACAGAACCTTGAGCAGGAGGGACTGCGTGGTGGCGATGACGCGGACGGCGTCGGCGGCGGCCCGCTTGACGTTGCCGTTGTTGATGTCGAGGAAGGCCTGGATCTGTTCGTCGGTGAACAGGAGTGTGGGGGGCAGTCGCAGGTCGCGGGGGTCGGAGCGCTCTTCGATGTCGGGGATTAGGAGCCTTACCCTACCCACATTTGTGTTGAACGCCACAGGCATCTTTTCCTCCTCCGCGTCTTCTTCTCTTCTTATGGAGAACCCCGCCCCCGGGCCTCTGCCTGCAACCCGGGGGCGGGGCGTCTATCAGTGGCCCTGGCCGGTCGAGGCGACGATGCCGTCCGTGTGCAGGACGGCGCCGCCGGTGACCATGCGGGCGCGGAACTGGATGTCGTCGTTGTCGAACGAGCCCGCGGTGGCGTTCAGCGCTCCGCCGCCCAGCGACGTGCCCTGGTTGGCCGCGGCCCGCAGCTCGACGCCCTCCATGCCCATCAGCGTGGTGCGCAGGATGGTGCGACGGGCGGCGGTGCGGCCACCGGCCGGGGCCAGGATCCAGTTGGTGTCGCCCTGAGTGGGCCCGCCGAGCAGACCCACCATGTCGGACTCGACGACCTCCACGCCCGCCGTCGGCGTGGTCGACAGGATCGTCTTATTCGACGTCGCCCCGGCCGCGTCCTTCTCCTTGTGCTCGATGGACGTCATGGAAGTGACCATGTCGGCCATGGGCCTGAGGGTCGGGGGCACGAGCAGGACGAACCTGGGCACCTGGATGTACCGGCCGTTGACCTTGGTGTGGCGCACCTGCCAGATGGCGGCGCACAGAGCCTCGAAGGTCAGCGGGCTGTTCTTCGGCACGTCGCGCAGCACGTAGGCGCCGTCGGCGGTGCGGGCCTGGAGGACCGTGGCGTTGGCGTCGGCGATGATGTTCGTGTTGAAGCCGGGCGCGGCGGCGTCCAGGGAGAACAGGGCGCCGTAGACGGCGGCGTCGACAGTCCGGGAGGCCAGGAAGGCGGCGTCCTTGGGGAAGCGGCCGATGATGTTCCAGTTGTCGTTGATGAACGCCTCCCAGGACATCTGGAGGCGCACACCCTCCTTGTGCACCTCCACCCAGCGCCCCGACGCCCGGTACCCGAATGTCGGGTAGGGGGTGAGCTCGGGGATGCGCGGCATCGTCTGGGGGACGACGACCTCGCCGCCGTTGTCGCGCAGGAGCGTGGCGTCGATGTCGTGGTCGAGCTCGTAGAGCTGGGTGGGGCGGAAGGAGGGCAGCGCCTCGGTGGAGGCGAACTTCTCCCACGTGGTGGTCTGCTCGGCGTACTGGCTCTCGAAGGCGCCCTGAGCGACGGAGGTGAACCACCCGGCGACCATGTCGGAGGTGACGGCCTCGGTGACCCTGGGCGCCAGGCCGAGGGTCATCATGACGGTCTCCTTGACGACGCCCTGCGAGGAAGGCACGCCCTTGAGGGCGAGGTCGAGGTGGTGGGCGAACTCGTTGCGGTTCTCGCAGATCCTGCCCTGAATCATGGGTTACTCCTTTCCCGGTCCGCGATCAGCGGGCGGTCGGGTCGAAGATGACGGGCACGACGTGCTCCGCCCCCTGCGCAGGCAGGGCGTTGTACAGGTATCCGATGGGGAAGCCGTCGGCCCCCTTGGTCGTGGTGATGGCGTGGCGCCCGTCGGCGAGCTTGTCGGCGTAGACGGGGGAGCCGACCGTGACAGCACCGGAGTGCTTGACGCTCATCTTGAACACGCCGCCCTTGATGCGCACGGAGGCGTAGCCGGGGGCGTTGAAGCCGCCGGTGGGCTTGGTGGCGGGGATGTAGGTGCCGCCCGCGTCCTCGACGGCCTTGACGGCCTTCTTGATCTCCTCGGGGGTGGCGGCGATCTCGGTGACGAGGAGGCCGACGATGCCGCCGACCTTGACGACATCGCCGATGTGGGCGTGGCTGTAGTCGGTCTTGCTGACGGGCAGGGAGAGGGTGTCGGTGTACTCGAAGACCTGGATGTCGGAGATATTCTTGGCGCCGAACTCGTTGATTCCAATCATGGCGTTCCCCTATCTCACTTGGCCCAGGAGGTGACCTGGACGTCGTCGCCGGTCTTGGCCGCGGCGTCCTCGCGGACGACGGGCGCGGGGGCGATGGCCTTGATGTAGGCGCGCTCGGCCTCGATGGCGTCGTCGACACCGGCGCCCCTCTTGACGGCCTCCATGACGCGCGCCCGGGCCTCCTTCGGCAGGTCCTCGGCCTCGGCGACCTTGGCGGCGGCCTCGTAGGGGTCGACGGCGGGCGCCTTCTTCTCGGCCTCGGTGGCCTTCACCTTCTTCTCCTGGTCCGCCGCGAGCATGGCGGCGGCCTCCTTGATGGCGGCGGGCATGGCGGCCGCAAGAGCCTCCGACACCGCCTTGCAGATATCCTCCGGCTTCACGGCCTGTTCCTCCTGAACATTGGTGTTGGTGGGGTTGGAAGGGGCAGAGGGGTTCATGAGGCGCCAGCGGCCGTCGGACTCCAGGACCTCCAGGACGGCGCCCCTGGCCCCGGCCCTGGTGACGAAGTCGACGGATTGGATTCCGGCCAGTGGCGGCACGACGCCGTCGGGCCCTATTTCCTCGACGGACCAGCCGTTGATCGACACGCCGATGTCGGCCCACCGTTCGCGGATGATCCCGTTGACGGAGGGGTAGACTTTGATGTCGGCCTCCAGTGACCCGTCGGGCATGATCTCGGCGGCGGATTCGAAGACCCCGGCGAGGTCGCGCACTGAGCGCTCCGGGCGCTCCCAGTCCTCGGTCATCGTCTGGTGGTCGAAGAACATGTGGGTGCCCGGCACGAACAGGGGCGCGGATTCGGCGAGGTTGGGGGCGGTGTACATGCCGGTGGATCCGCGTCCGGGCGCGATGATGCGAATGCGGTACCGTCCGGCGCCGTCGTCCTCGGCGGCCGACTTCTTGGCCTCAAGGAGGGCGCTGCCCTGGTTGAGGCGGAAGTAGGTTCGTGTCATGTTTGTCCTCCCGGTGAACTAATATACAGCGCGGTGCATCAGGCGTTGGTCGTCTTGCCCTCGCCGTCGCGCGAGGAGTTCGTCCCGTCGGAAAGGGGCCCGACCCCCGTGTTGCCGTCCTCCTTGCCCTGGTCCTCCTCGTTCCCCTCATCACCATTGTTGAGCTGCGGTTGCGGGGCGGACAGGTCCTCCCAGTCGGGCAGGGCCGACACCGGCCTGGCGTTCACGGGGGCGAAGCGGCGCAGGAACAGTTCACGGGCCTCGACGCGGTGCAGGATGCCGTTCTGGAGGCCGAGGGTGACGACCTGCCCCCAGCGCTGGATGAGGTCGTTGGACAGGGGCGCCAGGTCCACCTCGGTCTTGAACCCGGCGGCCCGCAGGACCCTCCGAACGAGGTCCTTGTGCACCTGCCTCCGAAGCTCCAGAGCCTTGAACGTGGGCTCCTCCAGGGCGGTTTCGGCGCCCTGGCGCCCGCCGGCGGAGCCGTCGGTGAGCAGGACGGACAGGGGCACGTCGAGGGCTGCGGCGACCATGGCGGCCAGGGGCGTCCCGGCGGAGAACTCGATCCCGGCCCCGGCTTTCGACACGGCCAGGAGGTCCTGGTCGGCGCCGAGCGAGGCGGTGGCCCCGGTGCCCTGGAGGGTGGACATCTTGTCGATGACGGCCTGCTGCTGGGCGGTGGTGGTGGACTTGACCTTGAAGGCGACGCGGGCGAGAGCCTTGGCCAGGACGTGGCCGGCCTCCAGATACTCCTTGTAGGCCTGGGCCCAGTACACGGCGCCCATGAGGTCGGGCTTGCCCCACTGCTCCCCGGCAAGACGGTTGACGCAAGCCACAACGAGCACGTCGGTCTTGTTGGTCTTGTAGCCGCCCTGGTCGACGACGTCGACACGGGGCTTGCCGTCAAGGATGACCCACTCGGGGTCGGGCAACGTCATCCTGGAGGGGTCTTCCAGGGGCACAGGGGTGATGAGCAGGGCGTGGATGTCGGCCTCTTCGAGGGCGTCCTCGGCCCGGGCGATGCCCTGCACGCGGGTGATGGGCACGGGGGCCACGTTGCCTCCAGGCGACACCCGGTAGATGACCATGCCGTCGGTGTTGAAGGCGGCCTCGTCGCGCACCCTGGCCTCCCGGCCGAGCAGTACGGCGTCGAGCCTCTCCTTGGCCCGCTTGGCGATCTTGCGGGGTTCGGGCACGTCCGTCCACATGTAGGCGTTGCGGATGTTGATGCCGCGCTTGACGATGGTGTTGTAGGTGGCCAGGCGCCTGGAGCGGATGGAGTGCTCTTTGATGACGCTCAGGGGCACGAGGTCGGAGGAGCGCCCGGAGGGGTCGTACCAGCCGACATCCTCCTTCATGAGGGATGCCCGGGTCAGGGCGTCGGCGGTGTCGGAGAACGCCCGGGCGGCGGACTCCATGGCCGCTTCTGCGCGCCCGTCGGTCCCGAACCGCTCCAGCCACCGGATGACGCCCACGGCCCCTCCTTCTTCCCGTCCGCCTTGTTTGTTCCGCGGCAATACTATCTCGTCACGCAGGGGCGAAGGACCAGGCCTCGTTGCCCCACTCGTCAATGATCAGGCTCTCGTCGACATGGGGGCCCTCGTCCAGGTCGAGGTCGAGCAGCTTCTCCGGTCCACCGCCGTCGATGATCTCGGCGGGCATGGAGGCGTAGCAGATGGCGTCGATGGTGTCGGGCGAGGACTCGCCGCGCCTCTTGAGCGAGTCCTTGGATTCGATGAGCAGGGCGGTTCCGCGGTACTCGTACTTGATGGTGCGGAACTCGTCGTACAGGCCCCGCGTGCGCTCGTCGGAGGTGTCCTCCGGGGGGATGGCCAGGGCGCCCTCGTTGATGAGCTCCGACACCGAGTCGTACATGGCGGCCCGGAAGTTGTACCACTTGAGCTTGTTGGGCGATGCGGCGTTGCCGACGATCCAGCGCACGAGGGTGCCTTCGGGCAGGTGGTTGTCGAGGACGGCCTGCACGCCCCGACCCACGCCGACGGCGTCGATGCGGATCTCGTCGACACCGCCCAGCGCCTTGACCCGCTGCCCGATGAGCCTGGCGAGCCTGTTGCCGTCGTAGCCCTTGACCTTGTCGAGGATCGACACCCGCCCGCCCCGGTTGAGGGCGATGACGGAGTAGTCGCCGGTGATGGACAGGCCGACGTCGACGCCGAGCACCTTCCGGTCGTCGTGCTCCTCGAAGTCCGCATACTCATTCATCGACACGAGTACTCGTCCGAGGTTGAACAGGCCGTCCTCTCCGACGTCGGGGAACTGGGCGAGGACCTTGGCCTGCCAGCGGGGATCTGTTTCGCCCCAGCGCACACGGGCGTCCTCGACCCATTCCTTCTGGAGGAGGTTGGTGCGGGCCCGTTCGGGCACGTCCTCACCGGTGAAGTTGGGGGTGTCGAAGGCAGAGATGGTGATGAGGTTCCAGCGCCGATCCTCGGGGGCCTTCTTGGACTCCTCGCGCCAGACCTTGGCCATGTAGGAGTTCGGGTCGTCGGGGTTGGCGATGGCGAGGATGCGGGCGTTGGCGTTGGTGGTGATGGCTTCGACAGAGGTGAAGATCGACTCGGGCACGCCCCCGGCCTCGTCGACGACGACGAGGACGTTGGTGGCGTGAATGCCCTGGAAGGTGGATTCGTCGTAGTCGGATGGCTTGCGGCCGAAGGCGGTGGGGGTCTTGTAGCCGGGGAAGGTCCACGACGCCTTGGCGGTGATGTTGCCGGGCATGCCGGCCTTCTGGCGGACTTCGTCGACGTAGCCCCACATGACGTTGGCTACCTGGTTCCAGGAGGGGGCCGTGGTGATGATGCGGGTTTCTGTGGGTGCTGTATCCTTGGTGTCGAGCCACCACCCGATCAAACGTGACGCAAGCCACGTTTTCCCTGAACCGTGACAAGAGGCGACCATCGTCCGCTTGTTGCTTATAACGGACGCCAATGCCTCACGCTGCTTGGACCACACATGCTCGCCCAGGCGCTCCTCCACCCAGGCCACCGGGTCCCTCGACAGGCGCTCCGCCCGGGCACCCTCCTGGAACTGGGCCGCAACGGCGTTGAAGTCGATGACGGGCATCTCAGAGCTCCATCGGCGCGGTGGCCTCAAGGATCTCAGCGCTGGCCGCCGTGGCCTGGGCGAGCCACTCCTCGCGCCTGGCCTCCAGCTCCTCGCGCCCCGCCATCGTGAGCATGGGCCGAAGCCGCGCCTCCATGGCCTCGACGACGGAGCGGGTGAAGGAGACGATGACCTCCACCTGCTTCGTCTCGATGACCCGCACCTCTGTCTGGATCCGGGTCTTCTTCAGGCCCATCAGCTCGCTGGTCTGGTCGATGGCCTTGAGGATCGAGTCGAAGTACTTGGGGTCGCCCTCCGGGTTGGCCAAGAGCGCGGACTGCACGCGGGCGTCGAGCATGCCCAGCACCCGGTCGAGCCGGGCCATCTGCTTCATGAGGCGGGCGTGCTCGGAGAGCATGGCCTGCCCGGTGTAATACTCCTCCTCGATGCGGAAGACCTGGGCCTCGCTGAGTCCCGCCTGGTGGGCGACGTCGCCGCGGGTGCCGCCCTTGAGGAGGGCGTTGATGACGAGGTTCCGCTTGGTCTCGTCTACCTGCCCCTCGGTCACGCTCCTGCGGGCCACGACGCCCTCGGTGGGGGGCGGGGCGTCGACGACGCGCTTAATAGCGGCCCGCCCGTTCGATGGCGTCTTCGCGGGCCTGGACTGCGACCCGGTTCGTCGTGGCTTCGAGCTCGGCGAGGAATCCACTAAGCCTTTCATCGTCCACCCTTCCCTTCCAGTGAACCCCGGCGACGAGGCCGAGGGCGAATCCTGTGAGCAGCGCTATGAGCGCGACGGCGGCGAGCATCAGGAGGAGCCCTTCATGACGGCGCGACGAAGGTACGCGATCTGCTCCTCGGTGAGATACGCGCCCAGATCGAAACTTCCCGCGCGAACCTTGTCGGCGGTGATGGTGCCGATATGGAGCCGGGGGTCGTCCGGTGGCAGCGTGTCGACCTGAACCTTGTTGGCGTCCCATTCCATGGTCCGAGTATAGGACAGCCCCCGGCACCGTCCGCTGGTGCCGGGGGCCGGGATGCCGTCTCCCGAGGAGATACTCCCACCCCGTCGGGTGTCTGTCAAGCCCCGGTGCTGAAGCCGAATCGGTTGGCCCAGGCCCTCAGGCCCTCGTCGGTGTCGAGTGAGGGCTCGCCCTCCTCGGGCGGCGGGGCGACGGCGTCGGGCTGGATGACCACGGCATCCCCCTCCTGCGGCGAAGGGGCGGACGGCGCCACGAAGGCGATTTCCTCTTCCTTCTCCTCCGCCTTCGGGGTCTCGATCGCAACCCGCTCGCCGTCGGGGGTGATCGTCCCCTCCCGGCGGGCCTCGGCCTCATCGGGGTGCTCGTCGACGCCGAGGACGACATCGCGCAGGATGGCGGTGGGGTCGAAGTCCTCGAAGTACTCGGTCATCGCCAGGAGGTCCTCCAGGGTGATCATGCCCCGGCTGAGATGGCGGGGCAGGCGCCCCACGGACTCGTAGCCCAGGACCCTGCCCGAGTTCTTGATGTCGACGCCATGGTCGAGGATGAACTCGCGCAGGAGGTTCTTGGCCCTCCTGACCTGGTCATTGCGGCGCAGTGTGTTCTCGGAGGGCGCCGTGCGGGCGAGCTCCGCCCTGCGCTCCCTGGCCTTGGTGAGGATCTCCGCCCTCATCTCGGTTCGCTTGCTCATGTTGCGTCTTCCTCTCTTCCCGACCCGTTCCATCAGGGTCGCGGCTTCAGTATATAGTCCTCATCTATTTTCTGCAAGCGAGTGCCCCCGGTGTCGTAGACGGTCGACACCGGGGGCGTGCGGGGGAAGAGAGATGAGAAGCCCGCTGGGCAAGCGTACTACACCTTCAGCCCGGCCACGAGGTCGGCGCGCGACGTGATGCACCCCGCCGCCCCCTTGCGGGCGCCCTCCGCCACCTGAGCGGCTGTGGCGGGGATGTGGGCGATGACCGGCTTGCCGGTGGCCACCAGTGGCGTCCACACGTCATCCGACGCATCCCACTCCATCGACAGGAAGTCCAGGTTCGTCGCCTGCACGAAGTCCGCGTACCAGGTCTGACCCCGGTTACGCGCGTAGGCGTACCCCCAGGTGGCCCACCCGGCCTGCTTGACCTTGGCGAACAACCACCCGGCATCGGCGAACGCCTTGATGACGACACGGTCCTTGTACGGGGCGAGCAGGGCCAGGTACTCGTCCGACCGGGCCATCTCCGTCTTGGGGTCGAAGATGGTCACGTGCGTGCCGCCGTAGGTCGCCAGGTAGTCCTTCAGCGTCACGGGAAGGGCCTCAGGGCGTCCGGCGAAGGCCGCTTGAACCTGGGCCCAGGTCATGTTCTTGACGGGCGTTGACGGGCCTCCCAGGCGCTCCAGGGTGGAGTCGTGCGAGGCGAACCACACCCCGTCGGAGGTCCGGTGGCAGGAGATCTCCAGGGCATCGACACCGCACTCCACCGCCCTCGTGTAGGCGGCCATCGTGTGCTCTACGACGTCCCCGGCCCCACTCATGCCCCGGTGCCCGACGACGATCCCCGCCTTGCGCTCCTTGAGCGCCGACACGGACCGAGCCCCGTAGGGCATGATCGACACCCCCGCCCGGGTCTTCTCCCCGCCGAACCACAGGGGCACCGTCGTCCCGTCGAGGGCCTCACCGCCACCCCCGCCCGCAGCCTCCGTCAAGGCCACCCGCGCCCAGGCGGCCGGGGGGTTCGCCGCCGCGCCGTCGGGCGAGCCGGGTCCCCCCAGCGCGACGCGCATCGCAGACCAGGACTCCGTCGTCGACACGTCCGCCAGCCCGTCGGCGACGATGGCCCCGCCGTCCAGGGTCCAGGCCGCCATCTTGTTGTCCTTGGTGCCGTGGGCGACCGAGGCGAGCAGCTGGGGCTTGTTGGCCCCCGTCATGACCGAGGCCCACTGGCCCACCCCCACGTGGTCGGCGTCGACACCGGTCAGGATGACGAGCACGGCCCTCTGCCTGGCGGTCCAGGCCTTCGTCTTGACCCACCACTCCACGCCGCGGGCGTCGGCGGCGGCCGCCACCTTCTTCACGGCCACGTAGCCGGAGCGGTTGGTGGCGGGGATCGTGTTCTGCCAGGTCCCCGTCCAGCCCGAGGGGATCGGTGATGGGTTCTCGTCGGCCTGGAGCTGGGCGGCCATGATGAGCACGGCCAGGTCCCCGGGCTCGGCGGCGGCGGTGAGGGGGTCGCCGACACCCGCCTGGGCCCGGCCGACGGCGCTGTCGCGCACGACGACACCGCCTTCGAGGGCGGCCCTCTCCCGCAGCACCATGGTCCCGGAGCGCGTTCCGGCGGGGGCGTGCTCGCCGGTGCGCAGGGTGAGGACGGTGCCCGTCCCGGTGAGGGCGGGCAGGAGCCCGCGGATGGCGTCGGTCTCGGCCCTGAGGGCGAACCTCCTGTCGGCTCCGTCCCGCGAGTAGACTCTGTACGCGGTCATGGCTCCTCTCCGTTCGTATATTTATGCAGACGCCGGGGATGTTCATGCATCCCCGGCGTCATCGCCCGTCCTACTTGGCGGTCACCGTGGCGATGTCGGTGGCCTTGGGGTCGCCGATGGAGGTGAGCACGCTCACCAGCGCCGCCAGGGCCGCCGTGGAGCCCACGACCGCCCAGTTCACCTCGCTCATGAGCGCCGCCGAGCCCAGCGCGCCCAGGGCCGCCTGAGCGAGCGTCTTGACCGCCCGCTCCGCAACGCCCAGCCAGAATGTCCTCTTCGTGTAGAAACCCACGTGGTCCTCCTCGTGTCGACCCCGTCGCCCGTTCGACGACGACATGATCCTACTTCTTCTCGCCGCGCCCGCCGACGGGCACGTAACGACCGAAGGCGAGCAGGTTGCCCACCTCCAGGGAGGAGCCCCGGTTGAACTCCAGCCAGTCCTCCACCTTCGCCCCGGCCCGGGCCAGGATGAACTTGACATCCTCCAGGGTCCTCTCGTTCGGGATCGGCGAATAGGTGTGCGTGAGCACGCAGTACAGGTACATGGTGCCCTCGTAGGCGAACAGAATATGAGTGACTCTCACGTCCTCGTCTCCCTCCAGCAGATGGATGTTGTCGTCGACGGCGCCCCGGCCCCGTGCCGTGAGCGCCCACAGGTCGTCCTCCCCGCCCCGCAGCAGGTTCAGGTCCAGGTCGCCCCCGTAGCCGGGCACCCTCCCCGCCCCCGTGTACTGGTGCATGTCCGCCGTCCAGGTGCCGTCGGACCAGGGGGCGTAGTCCCAGCCCACGGGGTCGGAGCTCGCGTACTGGGCGATCCACCGCATCGAACCGGTGGCCTCCTGCACCGCGTACGGGTAGGAGTCCGATGAGGCGTACAGCAGCCCCCGCCGCCCCGTCCGCGCTTTAACGGCGTCGACGAACCGCCTGAGGTAATCCTCGTCGCCCCAGACGCCGTTCTGGTCGGCCTCCCAGTCGACGGCCCAGAACACCCTTCCCGCGCTCAGCAGCCCCCCGGCCACGTCGAAGAAGTGACTCACCTCTGCCTCTACGCCGGAGCCGTCGACGTAGTGGTAGACGCCCGTGGGCCGACCCAGGGCGAGGGCGGCTTGCACCTGCTCGTCGAAGCACCAGTTCGTGAACCAGTCCCCCTGGGTGACCATGACGATCGTGAAGTCGGGGTTGACGGCCGCCAGGTCGATCCCCGCCTGCCAATTGGAGATGTCGACACCGAGCAGCGGCCCGGGCTTGCCCTTAGGGGCGGGGGCCGGTGCAGGAGCCTTCTTCGGCGGCGCAGCGGGGGCGGACCCCCCGACGCAGTCCGGGTGCTGCTGCGCGAAAAGCGCGGGGTCGAAGCGGTGGCAGCTGGTCCACGCCCCCCGGGCCGTGTCCAGGTGCGTGGCGTAGATCTCGACACGGACCTCCCCGCCGGTCTGGTCCCCGGGCGCCCCGTGGATGTCGTCGGTCTCCGAGATCCACGCCTCGGCGACGAGAATGGTCGGGGTCGTGGCCGCGACCATGCACACGTGCCCGACACCGCCCTCGTTCTTCGCAGAGAGCACGACATCACCCACCCGGAAGCCCCCCTGCGGGTAAAGGTCGGCATCATTCCAGGGGACCTCCCGGAACCCCCTCGCCTCCAGGCCCCCGCGCAGGTTCCCCGTCCAGTAGTCGTCGAGGTCGAACAGGACCGGGTGCCCCCACGCCAGGACCGGGTACGCCTTGTGCAGCCCGTAGTTGACCGCCCCCATGACGATCGTCCCGCAGTCCGCGCTGGTGTCGCACCTGAGGTAGCCCGCCTCGTCGCTGTCGCGATAGACATCGAGCCGGTCGGGCTGCGAGTACCCGACGGAGTACGGTCCCCCGGCGGGCTTGTTCGGTCCGGCCTGGCACCAGTACTGCGCCTGGGCGGCCGAGATCGTTGCGACATCGGTCATGGTTCTCCTTATGTAAAAACGGCTTGTCCGGTCGGGGGCTCAGGGCCTGATGGGCAGCGCCGTCGACAGGGCCCCCGGAGCGGCCTCCTTCGCCTCCATGAGCCACCCCTCGATCGCCAGCCCCGCCGCCTTGGACGCCGCCCTGGCGGCCTCGACATGCCCCGCCGTCGTCATGCCCTGCCACCACAGCCCCGGCTTCTCCGGGTGGTTCTTGATGGCGGCCAGCACCTCCGGCTTGGAGGTGTCGTTGGACCGGCAGGCGATCATGTCCACGGCCTTGAGCCTGCCGATGTCCTCGGCGGTCCACGGCCCCGACGGCTTGTACGCCAGGCGGGGCAGCACCTTCAGCGCCGCGTCCTCCTTCGCCTTGATCCTGGCCGCGTTCAGCGTCCCGTTGGTGGCGACAATGATCCGCTTGGAGGCCGCTGCTCCGTAGCGGGCCAGCAGGTACTGCATCATCTTCTGGTCGTACACCCAGTAGTCCGCGATGATGTCGTTCGTCGTGTCCATGCACTCCACGACGATCGGGCTGCGCGCCGGGGCGGCGTCCAGAAGACTCAGGGCCTCGCCCAGGGTGGCCACGACGCCGTTGACGTCCTCGACGGCCTTGAGCTGGGCGATGGTGGACTGGTTGATGCGCACGGCCGCACCGCCGCCCTTCGGGGTGATGGACGACACCGTGGACGTCACGAACCTGTCCGCGCCCTCGTCCTTGCTCATGCGCACCGGCAGGGCCGCGGACCCCCTCACGGCCGCGCCCTCCGGCAGCTGCGACAGGGCCCCCCTCAGCGCAGTGGCCGACAGCGCCCCCCACTTCACGCCCCAGCGCGCGTCGCGCACGTCGGCCAGCGCCCCCATGGGCCGGGCGGGCGGGTTCGGGCCGGGGGGCGGGGTG